TTGGTTCAAGCGGTGACTATGCTAAGATTGGTTCAAGTGGTGACTCTGCTAAGATAAATAGCACTGGCGAAGATTCTGTAATCATGTGTGCAGGTAATGATTCCATTGCAAAAGCGAAAGTTGGTTCTTGGATAACACTTGCTGAGTGGGTATGGGATTATAAGAAAAAACGAAGCGTTCCTAAGTGTGTAAAGACAGAGTATGTTGATGGTGAACGTATCAAGGCAGATACTTGGTATCAACTTAAAAATGGGAAGTTTAAAGAAATAACAGATTAACTAACCATCTCTTTGAGGTATAAATAAGTAATAATATGAAAAAGTTTATTGGAACAAAGGTCATTAAGGCAATGCCTATGACTATGGTAGAAGCACAGAAAGTGCTTGGTCGTGAAATTAAGCCAGCAACCAAAGAGGAGGATGGCTACTTAGTGGTGTATGAGGATGGTTACAAGTCTTGGTCTCCTAAGAGCGTTTTTGAAGAGGCATATAAGCCAGCAGAAACTTTCTTAGACAGAATGGAAACAGAGTATACCACTGAACTTGACAGATACTCAAAAGGTAAGGATTTTATTGATTCTGTCAAGTTCAATGAGCTTCCAACTATCGTAGGAGCTATGCTCTATGCTCAGAATAGTATACAGAACGAATATTTGGGCTTGTTGAAAAACAGAATTTGCCTTGCTAAGAATAAGCCAATGGAAAATAGTCTTTCCTTTGATGTTGCTATTCATCTTTTGAAAGCAGGATATGCTATCCGTAGAGCTGGTTGGAATGGCAAGGGTATGTTTGTTATCAAGCAGATTCCTGCCCATATCACAGGTGACATCATTCCTAATATGCAGTCTCTCCCTCAGTCAGCCAAAGACATCTTGATGAAGCGTGAGAACCCACACATTGACTACACCAACCAGATGTTGATTGTCAACCCTGATGGTAGAGCAGATTCATGGGTTCCTTCCTCTTCTGATGTATTTGCGGAAGACTGGGAAGTAGCAGAAAACTAAACCTTATGGATAAACCAGATTGTAATAAGTGCAGAAATTATAACACTTGTTTATACAGGAAAGAAGGTTTAATTTGTATTGGATGGAAATCCTTGGGTGAATTTGTTTATTCTTGGGATGGAACATCTGGTAATTTGTAACTAACCACCTCTCCTTGGTGACAGCAGGGAGGGGGTGAATAGAAAGAGATATGAGTGCAATAGAATTTGGAAAATGTGATATTTGTGGGAAAGAGACCTATCTATCACGTACATATTTTAGATACAGAATTGGTGGCTGTACTTGTTGTGGCTGCACGTTAAGTGATGGTACAAAAGGACATTTTGAGGTAGTCCATCATTGTAATAAGTGTATTCCTCATTTACCCACAGTTATTCATCCATTGTTCAAAGCTTTAGATGGAAAGACTTACAGAGCGAACATTACGAGTGTTTTGCCATTTGAAATTGAGGGAAAATTTATCATTGAAGAACCTGTAATTAAGGAGGACAAACAATGAATCGTGATGAAGCAAAGCAGCTGTTGCCTATTATTAAGGCATTCAGTGAAGGGAAAGAGATAGAAAGACGCTCTTTCGGTGAGAAACAATGGAAAGAAGCTAACTATATTGTACATACTGATTGTAATGAGTATCGCATCAAACCCTCTCCAAAGTATCGTTCTTTTGCCAACGCAGAGGAGTGTATGACGGAAATATTGAAGCATCAGCCGTTCTTAAAATATAAATGTGGAAGCATATGTAAAGATGTCTATCTTTCTATTGTAAAAATAAAACTTGACGGCATTGAGACTGATAAAGGGAGGTATGAATTTAATGATGCTATGGATAGGTTCACCTTTGCCGATGGCTCTGTATTCGGTGTTAAAGAAGAAAGCGATGATTGAGTATGGCTTGTTGGGCATGTGTAGATAAAAATGGTACAGAACGCATAATGCTAAAAAAACCTGAAAGATGGGGAAATGGCATTAAGCGTTGGACTACTCCAGGGGTAAGAAGTGGCGCACTCCCCAAAGGCTCAATCAAGAAGCTGATAGGCAGAGAGCTAAGCTGGAGTGATAAACCAGTGGAGTTGAAAGATAGTAGTGTATGAAGCAATACAAGATAGACTCAGAGCTGAGAGACAAGCTAGTCTCTTGGCTCACTGACATAGCAGACAGGGCAGACCATCTGACAAGTGGCAATGTTGCTCACAACAAGGCTTACATCAGTGGTGTTGCTCGTAGGGCTGCTGAGTATGTAATAAAACATAGTGTTGAACTTAAAGGAGAGTAATATGGATTGGAAAGAAATGATAAGAGTAGAGCAAGGGGTTGACATTACCAAAATGGAAGCCCCTATCCCAAAGACTATTGGTGAAGGATTTTCTTTTGACTTTGAAGGTAAAAAGTACACTACTACAGGTGATTATCCTCCTGCTAAGAATAAAGAACACCGAAGATTGGTAACGTTTAATATAACATCGTTTGTTGGTCTTTGTGCAGAAGCAGTACATTACTATTGCTCTATTACTAGTAGAATATACAACCACAGTGGAGACTATACTGTTACGGGATATCTAAACGGCATAGAAATTCCTAATGATAACAAGACATTCAAAGCTGAGATTGTTAGACCAATTACAAAGAAGGAATTAAATTCTGAGCGTTGGGATTATCTGATGGGAGACCATAATGCCAAGGTTAATGCTTTTGAGTCAATCAAAGAACTAGACAAGTATATTGCAGAGATTAAGAAGATATTTCCTAAGGAGCAATGGATTGTTCATGTAGAACGAAATTATTAATAACAAAATAATTATGGAACAGCGTAAAATACTTTTCAAGGCTAAGAGACTTAAAGAGGGTTCTTGGGTTAAGGGTGACTTGCTCCATTTAGATATGGGAGTTGTTATACTATCTACAGACGGAGGCTTTTATGTTGTTGACCCTACCACCGTCTGCCAGTACACAGGACTGAAAGATGAAAATGGAGTTGAACTTTATGAAGGAGACTATATCAAAATCTTAGATGAAGTTAGGCTTATAGAGTATAATCCTGTAGCTTGTGGGTTTATACTACAAGAAACACCTACTAGGTCTATGAGGTCATTGGATGTATTAGCACATTATGCTTTTGAGGTTGTTGGAAATAAATACGACAAGGAGGAAAGTAAATGAAGCTAAAATGCAAGACTTGTTTCTACAGGAGAAAGGATTTCAAGACAGGTCTCTTCTATTGTAAGAGAAGACATATAAGAGTTGGAATAAGGAGAAAGTTTTGTGAATTGTATGAACCAAAATAAAAAGAAGATATGACACAGGCAGAATACATCAGACTAAAGGCACAGATTGCAGTATTGAAGGAGGTAGCCTTAGACTATTCAGGTAAGACGATAGATAACATTATTCAGCAAATGGAAAGCAGAGTGAAGGAGGTGTAGAAATGAAGGTTAGAATAAAACAAATTAGAACACCACGTGTCTTTAATGGAGCAATATTGCCATCCTTTACGGATAAAGTTCAATATGTAGTAAGATACAAATTCCATTGGTGGCAAAAATACAGGATAATAAAAGATAGATTTGGCAACCCAAGACTATTTGATTCCGAAAAAGAGATAAATGAATATTTTATTAACATAGGATTTGAACGTGGCTTATGAAGATTAGACTGGCAAAGAAGATAATGAAAGCAAATATCCTTGATGGCAAGATTGGAATTGGCATAGTAAGTATGACCTATACTGTATGAGGTTTGATGGATGTTTAGACCACCGCATCACCAAGGCGATAAGTTTAACAAGAAAGAGAAAAAAGAATGACAGAATATAGAACGCTAGAGGATTTGGCAAAGCTAGTTATGTGTATGCCAGAAAACGTCAATTTCCCTTGCTCTGCCTTTTACTTCAATCTAGGGGCGAATGCCGAGATTAAGCGATTGAGAGAAGCCATTGCGAAAGATATTCCAATCACGACCAAATGGGCTAACGAACCTTTCGTTATACCTAGAAGTACGTATGGAATTATGCACGATTACCTCGATGGCGCAGAAAGAGTACGTAACTGGATTGGAATAATGGCGGCTAACAACGGAAGGGTTGATATGAATATTGTACTTTATACCGATACTTTTAAGCTGTCAAGATATTTAAAGAAGCAAGATGAAATGGAAGGAGAAAGAAATTGCCCGAGCGAGGGTGATGTTCGCTAGACGAACGTCTTTGACTTATTGACACACAACTTTGAATACTCGATTAGTAAATAACAAACAATATAATGCCGCCTAAAGGAGCGGTGCGGTGCAAGTCCGCAAACATTCAGCTATGACATAGAAATTCAAAATCAACAAACGTGAACTATTAATTATCCATAGTCCTATGTAATAATTCAGTGGAGAACGTTGGGGATGTGTCGGCTGGAGGTTGTTTGATTGTTGTTGATTAATGGGTTGAAAAGATAAAGGGTGTGCCTATCAATAGATAGTTAGTTGGTGAACTCTTCCATCTTTGCGTTGCCAGTGATGGCAGCGGTAAAGGTGAGGTTATATTTGTATTCTTCTTTAAGAGGGAGGGGAACAGAGTACCTCCCTCGTTTTAAGAAATTTAGTCTAACAAATAAAATGAGAAATATGAGACCGTTTACAGAATATCACGGAAACCTATGGTGGCGTGACGAGAAAGAAGGAGGTCGTATGAAGCAGATATTCATCAACGACCGCAACGGCATTTTCATTCACGCCGCCGAACTTGCAAAAGGCAAGAAGGAGGTGAAGCTACAATTAGTTATCTCTCACTATGACAAGAACGCATACAACGATGATAATCAGTACGAGTGGTATGACTTCAAGGATGGTGAGTTCGTTAAAGACAAATCAAAATACGATTAGCTTATGGTTAGGCGAGATAGCATTTTCGGCAAGATTAACTATTGGTTTCGTGTCAATCAGCTCGGGCTGAGTGGCAAGAAACGAAAGTATCAAGATACCTTGTGGTGGAAGCGAATAGGAAACGCTGACAGACGCAAGGCGATTAAGGAACTAGATAAAACATTGAGTGTATGAAAGAAAAGAAAGATATAATCGAAGCACAGCGCAAGGCTTTCGATGAAGGTTGCGTGTTGTTTAACACTTGCGAGGGTGTCGTGAAGATGAAATTGGAGGATATTGTTAATCAGCCAACAGATGGATTGCTCTACGACCTCAACAGAGACGAGGCAACCGTAACGACTATATTCGACGAGCAGAAGCTAATGAATGAATTAGCAACAATCAATGTGCTCAAATTCCTGCACGGACAGTATGGAAATAAAAAGTAATTTTTAAATCATAATAAGAAATGGAGAATAAGAAAGAATTGACTCTTAATGAGTATCAGAAGTTGGCGATGAAAACTTGTATGCCGACTTGCGACAACTTTAGCTACATGACTCTCAACCTTATTGGTGAGCTTGGCGAGTTTACATCCAAGATAGGAAAGCTCATTCGCAAAGGTAAGGCTTTCATTAACAATAACCAAGTTTATTTTAACAACGACGTATCAGAGGAGGAGATTACTGCTATCAGAGCCGAGCTTGGCGATTGCTTCTGGCAGCTTAATGGACTTGTTTTCGCAATGGGGTGGGATAGCAATAGTATCTGCCAGGAGAATTTGGATAAGCTCGCTTCTCGTCAGCAGAGAGGTAAGATTGATGGTAATGGCGATTTTCGATAATGCCTGCATTTCAAAAGACACCAAAGGAAATCGAGGACTATGTGATAGCTCACATTAACGACAGACCACGGACAAAGGTTGCTGAACACTGCGGAATATCATTGGGAACAGTCTATCGAATAGTCCGAAAAAACGGAGGTGAGATAAAGAGTGAGCTAACGAAGAAGCGAGACGGAATCGAGGAACAAATAGTAAATATGTACCCTACGATGTCTTCTTCAGAGATAGCTAAGGAGTTGGGAATAGGCAAGACTACCGTTGCTCGTTGGGCACGAAGGCTTGGGGTGCATCATACGCAAGAAACCATTATGAAGCTTCAAGATAAGACTTCCTGGAGATTGGATTATGCAAGAAGACAGCTAGATTATAAGGCTATTCACAAGAAACGTTCTCGAACAAGGAGAATGGAGGAGTGGAGAGTGTTGAGTGGTTTACCACAACAGACAAAGTTCAAAGTTAAGGTTATACCGGAAAGGATATATAAAGCAATGTGGACTTTGTCGAAGAAATACAACTACTTCTTTGATAGGGACAGCGCAATCCTTTACTACGACTCACAGACCAAGCGAAGACCAAACGAGCAATACTACGTCGACAAGTATGGCATCAAGTTCGAGCAAGCTGACGAAGAATAATATTTCTGTGCATTATTCATATATGATTAGGGGCGGCTATCCTTCTCGGACGGTCGCCCCTTTTTGTTTTCACAACTAACTAATCAACAAAAACTTAACAAAATAATAAAAATGAAAAAGAATTTACCAGTATCATCATTTATGTAATTTCAATCTCCAGTATATCCAACCGATGAAGGCAAGCACTCCTATGAAAATTATTACGGAGAATATCTTACCCAAACCTATGAAGGTCTTATCGGTTGAAGATAATTGCTTTTCTTTTATGATGTTCACTCTATATGGTATCGAATCACGCACAATCAAAGTGTCCGACTTATTTCTTACGATGTATCGGTCTTTGTACTGGAGTCGAAACTTATCTTTATAGACAGTATCGCCTCGTATGTAAACCGATACGCTGTCGTGAACATAAACGGAATCAGTCTTTAAGAAAGAGTCCGTCTTGTTTACAATCCTGTCCCTGTACTCTGTGACTGGCACATACTTTGTCGTAGTGCATCTACAGAAGAAAGAGAGACATAGGAAGGAAACGGCGCATATCAATAACCATTTCCACAAATCTAAATTGAACATTCTCATAACTTCAACATTTTATAGTTTTACCCGAATACGTGAGTGAGCCATACTTGATAGACTCTACCCTTGTAGTCCATCCGTTCTTGAACGTTTCCCAGTTCTTCAAACCTTTGAGGTAATTCTTGCGATTATCTTTCAACGTATCGAACACGAATTGACTACCCTTGTAATATCCATTGATAGCACCGATTGTTACCCTGCCCATAATTCCATCGGCTGCTACGCCGACAATCTTCTGAATGACAGAGACCGCCGTACTAACACCGCTATTCCAAGAGAAATCAACAAGCATATTGGCAACGCTCTGGTTGTCTATCAAGTCAGCCTTGCACTTGTCCCAATAGTATTTTTTAAAGATGTTGTTCCACTGTTCCGTGGTTATCTTCTTCAAGTCTCTCACTGTCTTTTTCTTGCCATATACCGAGCGGAAGGTTGCAAGCGTGACACCTTTCATTGTTGCGCCTCCAGGGTCTTTAGGGTGGTTGATAAAACCTCCTTCATGGGAAAGAATGAATGGAGATAAAATCTTATGATTTGCCATCTTGCGCCTCGCTTTCTTTATTTAAGCCATCCTCTAAAGCCTCGCCAAAAGTCTCATTCTTGGACTTGGCAAGAGCCACGATAATAGCCTTAATGAATCCTGTGATTGTCTTCTGCTCTACGTTTACTCCGTGTAAATAGAAGAAATGCCCGAAGAAACTCTTTGCCTCGCAAGTTACTGCAATCGCAGTTGCTACTACACCACCGAAGATATGATTAACGCCTATAGGTTCTAAAATAGCCATACCTATTGCCATTCCTACCACAGTCCACACAACGTAGTCAATGAGTTTGTTGATAGTACGTCGGACAGCCCTAGACGTTCGCCACTTATATTGAACCATCAAGAGTTTATCACCTGCTTTCTCTGCTTCTGAATATCGCCGTGAGCTTTCGCCCCAACCATACCGAAAGTCAGCAATCACGCACAAAGCTATCAATAACAGCATCCACCGCATATCGTAGAATACTGCTATCATCTCTGCGCTCAATAGTCCACCAAGAAACCTTGTCCCAGTGTTGCCTACTACATCTGTCGTTGTCTGAATCATTGTCGTTATCCTGAATTTGTTATCCTAAATCAATAATACAATAAGTCTCGGTTTACTCCGCAAAGATAGCAAAATAAATCGAGACTCACAAGACAACGACAAATAAATTACACTTTTAGGTCATAAAAAGGCATCTGACCACTTTCGAGGAATGAAATGCACTCGTCGAGTATCTTCTTCTCGAAGTCAAGAGTGGAGCACTTTGGAAACCATTTCTTGATTTTCGCATCGTTTCGCTTAACCATTTCTCCCCAAAGAACGAGCCAGTCGGGTATGGTTATCTTGTCGTTATCAACCTCGTGCCAGTAGTCCTTCGCTACGTCTGCTGTGTGAAGCTGACCTATCAAACAAAGGTGCATCTTTGCCATTTCCTCGTCGTAGTGGCACGCACCGATTTCTCCCTGCACTTGCTTCATAGTCTCTAGCATAGTGCCGTCGTTCATACCTATTTCGCAATTATCTGCGATGATAGATACACAATTCCTAACGACCTGCATATCATCACAAGCCAAAACTCTTTCAAAAACCTTTTTCATCTTATTAATCGTTAAAGTAATACTATTCTGTTATCAATGCCTTCAATTCCAAGAAATCATCTGGAGTAATACTGATGCTTCGCTTGCTTCCGAGGAATATCGCCGTCAGAATATTGTCGGGCATATCAATGCTTATGATGCCATCGTCGATGTGTCCGTGAATGAAACCAACATCAAAGTGATAGTCTTGCACGGATTTGAGCATCTGCATCATATCGTCAAAGATGGTGTCGGCGTTCACTTCTCCGTTCTCGTCGGTGATGAATAGGGTAGCGTTGTCTATGCTCTTGCCCCATTTGTCCTTGTTGTGAGCAATCACGTTGTGGGCGGCTCGCTTTATGTATGTCGAAGGTACAGCCATCATTGGGTTGCCCTTAACCATATCGTCAATCCTTGCGTCAGCCCAAAGGTCGATGGACGCAAGCAATTTCTCTTTCAGTTCCACTATCTTCATTTCTTAGACCCTCCTTTCTTCCCTTGCTTCATGGCGATAAACTCGGCATAGTTCATCTTGTCTGCATAGTGCTCGAAATACTCGTCACGTAGGGCATTCTTCTGCTCCTCTACTTGTGTAGCCTCCTTCTTTAGGTGCTGCATCAGTGAAAGATGCTTCTTTAATGCGTCCTGCCCTTGTTGCGTGTTCTCTATACGAGGGCGAATGATGCGCAGCTCCTCATCCTGTATGAGCTTCGTGACGTACTGCAAGCTATCCACGTACTCTTGATTTTGCATCAAGTACTGACGTTGTGCGCCAGTAAGCCCATCCTCAATCTTATCTATCTCGTCCCATAGTGGAGTAGAGGACTGTTGCGCTTGCATATTGATGGACGCTCGCTTCTGTTGGATAGCCTCGTATATCTTCTGCAACTCGGCATCCATCATTTGCGGTTGTTGTTGATTGTTGCCCATGTCGAGCAGTGGGCTGTTGAAATTCATCATATTCAAATATCTTTAAGTTGGTGATATATTATAGAGAGGTGAGAGGGCATCCACCTTAGAGAGGCAAACACCCCTCACCAACTCATTTCTTCTTAGTCTTTCTTACGGACTTCCTTGTTACCTTTCTGTTAGGTAGTGGGAGTTGTCGTAGCAGTCGAGCGGTTGCAGCAACAATAGCTGCCATAGCCTGTGACCGTAGGTGTGGATGGCAATACCAACTGACCCTTGATGTCGTAGGCTGTCTTTAAGTCCATAGCTTGCAACAGAATCTTCTCCTTGTAAGGAGCAAGAGCCTCCATCACGGCAATCTTTGCTTCGAGTGCCGCAATCTTGGCATTCGTAGCGTCATTCATGTCTCTACCGTTCTTGTAGAGACCAAATTCTGCCTCAACGCTTCTTCGGTTCTCAGCGTTCACAGCATCCATATAGCCCTTGTAGAGGCTAAACTTCTCCGCTGTGTCAACTTCACGCATCTGATAAAACTTGTTGGCTGTGTCGAGCTTCAAGCCGAACATATCGGTAAGCAGCTTAACCTCGTCGCTGTTCTCCTTCTCCAACACTTGCAATGCGGATGGCTGGTTAGCGTTTCCGCTCATTCCATATCCGTATGCGTTAATGTTCACGTTCTCTGGCATATTGCTGCCACCGAGAGAGCCGAAAACGCTTCTGTTGTTACCGAGTAACCAAGCACCAGCGCCGAGTGCTGTGCCGATGATGCCCAATGTAAGCCCTGCGTTTCCAGTCGCCTTTGAAGCATAGTCGTGCTTCTTTCCTTCCTCGTAGATTTTCTTCTCCACGACTTTTGCATCTGTCATTTCCATTTTACAATCTTTTTAAGTTATCCCTTAAATTAACTAACACTATTGTAGTACTACGGATGCAAAGGTACGCCGAATGTACGAGATAAGACATAACTCGCTCACGATTTCTTTTAGTGGTTGATTATCAATGATTTAAACTGATATTAGGTTATATCAAAAAGGTCTTAGACCAAAATAGACCAAAATAGACCAAAATAGACCAAAATAGACCAAAATAGACCAAATAAAAGAAGAGAAACAATCACTTGCCCCTCTTCTTCTTCAAGAAATGTAGTATGTCCCATTTCTTCCAGTACCTTGTGTGTCCTCGCTTCTTACACTCGCCGTTCGGAATGTCACCACGACTCACCATCCTATTCAATGTAGCGTCCGATACGTGTAGCTTTTCCTTGACCTCCTCCGTGCTCATCATCGGATTCATCATAAACGGAATCTGCTCACAGAGGTTATCCAAGTCATCATCGCTCATTCCGCAAGCGGTGATAGGTTCTCCATTCCTCTCTTGCTCCGCCGCCTTGAAACAGGCATCACTCAAAGACTTCAAAGCCATTCCCAAGACCTCGTAATTCAATGCTTTCTTCATATTATATTGATTTTTACGAAATTCTCACAAAATCATACATTATGAGCATATTTTCTTGCCAATCTTGCTCTTAGTAAGAAACAACTCAATAAAACCATACAGATAGAACATAGCCGTCAGCAACATTATCGTATAACAAGACTCAACCATATCATTTGTCGTGTACCAGCTCCAACCGACGATATGCACGGCGTTCATTCCGAAGAAATAGAAGAAAGGTATTCTGTATCTCCAACAGAGATAGAAAAACCTGCTCGCAAAGATAATCACAATCGGGAAAACATACAGCATAAAGTAGATGAAGGCATAGCAAGGCATATTCTCCCAATAAGGCACAAACATCTCCCTTGGGTGCTGCCCGAACTCCCATATTCCGTATGCGTGAAACAACATTAGCATTATCGGCATCCATTTACAGAAGCCACGAAAGAACTTCAATATCCTTCTTGAATACCGATTTCCGCTCCGCATCATCAAGCCCATAAGCTCGGTGATGTCGATGTCCTTTATTAGCCGTTGCACTTCATCTCTTTGCTCTTCTTCCATAATCTTCTCAGTTTAAAAGTTGTTGATTAATAAGTTCTTGTTCATAAATGATGGCACAAAGATACAATTTTTTAAAGAAAAGTGATTGGTTTTTGATTATTTTTTATGTTAAACTTTATAAACGATAACAATCTGTAACCCTTGGTATCTTTATCAGAAACAACAAACGAAAACAAGGGGCATTATGGTGTTTTGTCTTTCTCCACAACAACCTTTCCATTTCTCGTATAAATCTCAACCTCGTACCCTCTATCAGAAACCTGCTGGTTATCTCCTCCATCGGAATATTCCCCAATATCTTCTTCATCTCTCTTGTTGATTATGTTCTTGGCGATATTCATGAAAATCGCCTTTTCCGTGTATTTATATTTAAGTTTCACTACATCGAAATGGCCTACTATATAGCAATGTTCGTAGAACTTCCGTGGTAGTCTTGCCATTATCCTGCGCTTAGTTGCGTACTCATTGTAGTGCGACATAATGCCAAGGTAAGAATTAACAGATGCGATATTCTTCTTAATATCGTCAATCATTCCCAGTTCGGAAGCCTTTCCGAGTCTTTCCACGGCAAACGCAAAACTATTGATTGTATGATTTGCAACGTATATCCTGCCTGGCTTAACAACCGCACCAGTAAACTGAACGCCCTTGGAGTAATGTTGTAGATAGAATTTCCTCTCATTGAGTCTTAAACCGAGCTTTCCAAGTTCCACCCTGAGTATGGGAATGATGGACAAGAGCTTTTCTTTATCCTTGCTTACGAATGATATATCATCCACGTACCTATTATGTCTCGCGCATACGACATCAATCCTCCAGTCTATGATATTTAGCAGAAAGTTGGCGAACAGCTGAGCGAAGAGATTGCCGATGGCGATTCCTCGGTCTTCTCCGTTAGTGAACAAAGATTTCTCCTTCGGGATGAAATTCCACATCCAGAGCGGGCTTCTCCTCTCGCAGTTAAGCTCTGGTCTGTGCATAATAACAAGATTGCAAAGCCATCTAAGATCTTCCTTATCGCCTCCTTTGTAGTGCTCTACGATGAAATCATCTACCATCTGGGCGAGCATCGACTTTTTGATGCTCATAAAGAATCCCTTTAAGTCAACCTTCATTACGTAAGCATCCTCGGTGTAATTTTCACTCTCCTCACGTATGTCTTCCGCAAGCTGAACAACGCCTGCAAGTTGTCCCTTTCCTTTACGGCAATTATATGTTCTATCGCAAAATATCCGTTCAAACAGCGGCTCTAACCTCAACGCTATATAGTGATGGATGACTCTATCCCGAAACGCCCCTGCAAATACCTCTCTGTAGCGAGGGTAGCGGACGACAAAGCAAATAGACTTTCCGATTTTATATTGACGTGAGTTAACTTCATTCATAAGTTCAACAAGGTTGCGAACATAATCAAGCTCGAACTCCGTAGCTCCGACTGTGCTCCGCTTCCTTTTGCGGCAGTCTAAGTATGCTTCTAGTATCGTTTCAAAGTCTATCATTTACTATTTTCTGAATACGTCTTCTTTATTAGTGCTGAAACTGGGCGCACCCTGTTCTGATTGAACTTCCAGTTGTTGTTCATGTTACCATCGCTCAGATTCAAGTTCCAAGCGTTGTTCGCCGAGTTCTGGGTTGCCGCTACATTGTCTTATTCTTTACCATACATGATGGTAGTAGCCCATTTATTCGGAAGACTGTTCTCTTAGTTCGGCGTACCTCCCTAACACTGACTACGTTCGCCCTCTGACCTCTTTAAGGCTTCGATGAGCGAACCCTTCCACGCTGTGCTTTGCCGTCCCACGCTATCCATCAACAAAAGTAAGTTAGCCAACTTGCCTCTGCCCTTTATCCACTGATGCTCTCCTGCTATCTCTATCAAGGTATTCAGCAACTCAAAGTTAGATTGCAGCTCGACCATATCAGCGATTCTCGTTTTCAAGTCCTTGCCCATGTAAACCCTTGCAATGATGTGAAGAGAATCAATAGCTGTGCGCTCGATTCTATCTCCGACCACGTATCTCTGGTCTTTTGGAAAGTCTTTGATGATGTAAATCACCTCGTTCAGAAACTTCTTCATGTCTCTATATACCCTTGTCTTGCTTGCAATCTTTGCTGCCATTGAATACCTTTCTTTATGATAATCTTGCTTCCCCACGCCTTTAAAGGCGTGGGAGAGAAAAGAACTAACTACTAACTATTGTAAAAATGCTGAAACTGGGCGCACCCCGTACTGATAGAACTTCCAGCCGTAGAACATGGCACCAGCGCCCAGATGCAAGGCCCAAGCGGTGCCCGCCGAGCCCTGGGTACTGGTCCAGTACCAGCTAGGTTGCAACTGTGTAGCACCGCTAATCTTTGACAAAGCGTAGTTTATCTTATCAAAGTTAGCCAATATCATTGCCAACTCACCCACTGATGGCAGCCACCATCCTCCTGCTGTAAGACCCTTGCCGTTAACATTCTGGCGAGAGTACTTATTACAGAATCCTGCGGCGTAGTCTGCTGTGTTGGTGACATTGGTGGATGTACTGCCATTAATGATAGCGGTCGTACTCGCCCGACCTGCAAAGTTGTTCAGTGCGGCTAACCTATCGCCAGTTGTAGTCACTCCACTAATCTGCACCGAACCAGAAGTATTAGTGTCTGATACAGGCTTGGAACTCCATTTGAGTGAGCTTGCTTCGGTTGGGGCTATCACAAGATACCTTCCGCCTTCTACAAGAAGAACTCCGTCCGCCACTTCTCCGCTTGCCTGAAGAGATGTCCAAGAACTTACCCTAACAGCAAGAGGAGAGTTATCGCCCTTACGATGATACATGATAAACACGCCGTCGTAAAGCTGAGAAACATCAGCCATGATAGCATTCTCCATAGTTGCCTTGCTGGCGTTCGTGATGGCTTGACCATTATTGGCAAGCCACGTACTGATTTTTGTAATCTTAATTGCCATAATCTTACTATTTGTGAATTAATAACTAATGTCTAATTAACCATATTTCTACTTGTCAATGATTCCATTTACGGCCTCGATGAAGCAAGGGGCGCAGTTCTCGGTTACAAGGTGTTGAATAATCTTAACCTCGTCCTCAGTGTATTCGGTTTCCTCGCTTCCGTTCCACATTTTTGTGGCGAGGGCAACGCCACTCAACCCGAGTCCGTTGCCACGATTATACACTAAGTTCGCAATCTCCTTGCGAGCGTTGACTACCTGACAAGCTTGCTTGTCGATGGAAGTATAAACTTCCAGTGATTCTAAATTCAGTTTCATAAATCTATCAATTTGTTTTTTTCTTAAACTCTTTTTAAAAATAACTTTAGTCTCCTGAACATTGTGCATACCAATACGTGCCATCATAAAAAAAATCTATCCACTCGTGGGCAGACGATGAAGTCCACGATGATGTTGTGCCCGAGCTATTGGCTCGTCTTATCACTGCGCTGCTAGTATTAAACGCTACGTTACCACCTCTACGAATGAATCTATAGTTAGTACCCATCGGAACGATACTACCTGTTGGCAGGGATATGGTTATCCCTCCGCTATTAGTGCAGATATAGGTCGTACCCGATGGGTTGCCCGATACGAAAAACGAAGTAGAGGCGTTTATCATTTGTGTGTAGGGTCGATAACCTATCACGTCGCCACCTTGTATGTTAATGGCGTGATTGGTGTTACCGCCGCTCACGTTTACATTGATACCATCGACACGGCAGCCGCTCTTGCCTACAAGGAGGATGTCTATGGCAGATACGCCAGCGTTTGCTCCACTAGACACATCGCCCTCGATGAATAAGAAGCCATTATCCCAACTTGGATGATTGCTACCGTCCGCCGAGCCGTTCCAACCAATGCGTGCCTTCATGTAATCGCACATAGTGTTCTTGCCGCTCCAAACATAAATACCATTATGGTCGAGAGATATGTCAGAGGCTGGTAGCAAGCCTGTAGAAGCGTGCGAGGCGTACAAATTATAAAATGTAAACCCTGTACCATCCGTATAATTCCTAATTTCAAACGAGCCTATCTTTCCACTTGTACACTTCATATATCCAGCCCTCGTTACGCCGAAAGAAGCTTCCGAACCAGTTTTTCCACCAAGCCAAAGAGACCAATCGTTATCAGATGCCGCAATCCGATAAGAACCATATATGTTTCCTGTTGTAGAGTTGTAGAGATTAATCTGCTGTGTCCCCACCATATCAATGCTTGCATTCTTGGCAAGGAGTAAGTCGGTGGCTATAGCCTTGTAGTTCAGGAATACCTCCCACCTCGCATTGTTATTGCCATCTTTGTCGTTCACGCTAGGAGAGGATGATGTATATGTGCTCTTACACTGATACCATTTCTCGTTGTAATACACCACGTCCACGAACTCCTCCGCACCGCTGCCCGACAGATACTTGTAGCTTCCACTCTCAAACCCCCTGTGTTGGCGGATGAGCGCACCTTTCTGCCCTTGGTCTCCCTTGTCGCCTTTCAGTGAGAAAGTAATAGAACCAGTCGCCACCGCTAGTTGCTTTATCATATTGCCTCCTTTTCTTTAACTAATTGTAGCTGTTATCATATAGTTCGCACCATTATAGTCTCGCAGGTTCGCCTCCGTGATGGTAAAGGAAGTGCTCGTCCCCGAACCAGACTTCGTTACAAGGCTACTAATATTGACACCTGTGCTGCTGTAAAGGCTCATCTCGAACGACACATTCGTCTCGTTTGACGTACTTCCACGCTTCCTTACGTACGGCTTATATACTATCTTTGAACCCGAGTTCTTGATAAAATTCTCGCTGGTTGCGCTCGTTCCGTCCGTAGGGTTCGGCGACACGATGTACTCATCAGAGACATCATTGATGGTCTGCACGTCCGATGCGAAGAAAGAGTTATTGTTGTAAACCTCGCACTTGACAACGGTAGAGGATTCCACGTCAGCCTCGTTTACGGTGAAGTAAGAGGATGCACTGTTCTGCTTCTCCTTCCAGCCAGAAGACTGGCTAGTATCGGGTAGATACCATTTGAATGTACGTCCATCAGCCTCGTATGACATTGCGTTTCCATCGGTCACGGCGCATCGCACCCTACAAGAGCCTCCCTTTGTGTCGATTGTGAACAATTTGTTGGTGTCGGTAGCCATGATGGTTGCTCGCTTGGAATCAACCGCACCTTGCGCTATATAGACTGGATAAACGGCTTGCAATACCACATTTGTATTGTTCACCGAGATACTCGTCTTGCACGAGATATTGAACGAATCGCCCGAGTTGACGGCGATAAGGTTTTTGTTAACCGTAAGAGTAGGATTACCAGATTTGTCTGTACCCTTCGTAAAATGACCCGACTGACCATTAAACTTGTTGGTGGAGACACCATTAGAATCAGCAAAAGTCAACTGCGTGTCTCCGACAAACCAAGAAGCATTGCCCTTCGAGAGGTTGAACGAGTTTCCTGCTCCCTGTTCTGCGCTATAAGCTTGCATCACAATCACAGGCTTCGTTGCTCCACTAATCTCGAAGTTAGGGGAGATAACAACGCTCGATGAATCCCACTCGCCATCGTAGTTCTGGTACACGTCGCCAGTGGTGCATTGCAGGATAGTATGTAAGGTCGTTCCGTTGCTCGTGACAATAATCTGACCAGTTGCCGATGCCTTACTCATTGTTTACCTCGCTTTCCTCTTTGTTAGTATCACTATTCATATCGTCATCGTCGCCAACGTTGGTTGATGTATTGCCACCAGCAGGTTCATCGGTCGTAGGAGTTTCTTCATTGTCGTCACCACCAAACTGCTTAGGAGTGTAGCACGTTGCAGGAAACTCGGTAGTTCCGTTAATCTCTGCCACCGCATTCACTTCTGGCACTAGTGAGCCGCCAAGAAAAGCAGCTCTCGCAGCTAGGTTATCTCCCTCCACGCTATTCACCTCGCTCTGATACAACAAGCAGTTGCCGTCCTTAGTCTTCGTCAGAGCAACACCATTAGACAAAATAGCTTTTGCTACCGTCTCGGTCACCTTTACATAATATTTCATACTCTTAAAAATTAAGTGTTACACAAATCTCTTCTTTTTTAAAAAAAAATTAGCTGCCCTCATCAATCTCTCTTGATATGATGTAGTTTCCTCCGTCATCAACGAGAATATTACCGCTGTCATCCGCCAAAAGATTATATGCGCCCCTATCCTCGATGATGAGTCTTATCGCCTTCTTCGCCTCGAAAGGAACTTGCATACTGACACCGTAGCCCAATGTAGCAAGGCTCTCTGTTACCGATGTTACGCCGTTGGTGGTTTGCGTGCCAAACGTAACCTTCACCCACTTAGCCCTTAATATCTTGTTCCACACGGAAGAGTCGATGATGCCGTTATTGTCGCTCACCACAGCCTGACAGGTCACGAAACCCGTGTCCTCATTAAGTTGGTAGTTAGAGCCTAAGAAATCAGCTCTTAACTGAGGGATGTCTCTTACGATTTTAGTCGCCACCCTAGGGTCATTATCCCTAGGCGATGATGGCAAGCTACCCTCGTAGATGTAGCACGCACGTACCTCGTAGCCAATGTCGTCGCCAATCATGTCGCAATCTATAGTGATGGCGGAAATCTGTCCGTTCGCACCTTTTGTTACACTCTTTATCTCGAAGTCCTCGGCATCATTACCCGACGATATGAGCTGCCTTGAGCCGTCGTTCAAGATTCTATACCACCATATCTTGGTCTTCGCATCGGCGGTCTTGTCTTTCTCGCCGACGATGATTCTCGCCGTAAGCGTTTTCTCACTGACGTGTCGCAAAGGATTCCACTGCACTGTAGGCGGACTGTCCAGATTAATCTCTGCTCTTGCGTTCGTACAGTCCTCCAAGTATAGAGCCTTATTCTGAATAAAAGTGTATTTGTAACCGCTCACAGGGTCTATCCAGCTCCCCTCGAATCGCATTGTTCTAGGTACGCCAAGCTGCGAGTTGGTCTTGACGTAAAGCGTACCTTTGTCGTTGCCCTCGATGACGGCTGCGTACCCAGACTTTACTGTCGATTGCTCACTCGTTGCCACCGTCACAACTCCCCCAGTAGTAACCTCCGACCATTTGAATGAGTCTAGCTTATGGTTGCACGTAGGTGTCTCGTTCGGGTCATCAGGGTCAGCCAAGTAGCAAGCTGGAAACATCGTACAAGGTCGTATTGCAAAATCGGGTGAGTACGTACCCGCAATGCCGTCGTATTGCTGCCTATTGATGATGTCGCCAACAATCTGTATGTTGCACGATTGCGTATAGGCTGTAGCCTGCACGCTCATCATTTTGTTGTTGCTTATCGCTAATTCTTTAGCCATATTCTTTCTAAAAAAAATAATTAATTCAACAATATCATATCTAAGTTTCATTAGCCATCGAGATTACAAGAGGCTTTATAAGAGGCTTCGCATCAGAAAGTCGCACTCGCCTCCTCGCTTATCAGCGTCTCGCCATCCTTGATTTCCGCCGTGCAAGTAAACGTCACGCTGCCTATGCTGTATGCAGCCAGCCCCAAGTCCTCGTATGTGATTGGTAGGGAGTTACCGACATTGGCGTGGCTTAAAGCCCATTTATTGTCCAGTGTCGGATTGCCACTGTCACGAGTCCATATCACATTGGTCATACTGTCTGTTACGTCCTGGTTATACAACATACCTCTAACAGATAGCGTTGTGAAAACCTTCCAAGAGCCATCCTCGTTGGTCGCCGTAATGTCGCTCAATCGGAAGCTCCAGTATTTCGAGGAAATCATTTCCAGCGTGAAATATGGGTTACCCTCCAAAAAAGCCCAATCCGTCGAGGAGTAAGTAGGCGGTTTTGTTGTTTTGTCTTTCAAACATTGCCACTTGCAGCCAAGATGATAGACGGTATCAATCGTACCATCACCGTTGCGGTAAGGATTATCACTCTGAGCCACTATCAAACTCCAAACACCCCTATCTCTAGTTGTATAGATAGGGTTTCCTTGGTAATCAATCTGCTGAAAGCTGCCAGCCATCATCCATTTGGCATAAAAAGCTCCGTCTCGCTTGTCAGCCGTAGGAAATTGCTGGAATATAAATCCAAGTGCATCGGGGAGCTTACCCATTGCAAGGGAGTAGTTCGTTTTGTCGATGATAGGTTTTGTTACGTGGTCTAACCACACAAGCAAACCCTCCGAAGAGGAGATATACCAACAACTCTGTCTATCCTCGTCGGTCGCGCTACCCCACCTGATAAGCCTAGCCAGCTCGCATGGTGGGTAGTTCTTGCCGCTCGGACACTCGTCATCGGGGTAACAGACCACCGTAATCGTATTAGTTACCGTATTAACCGACAACACCCTTAACCACATATCGTAGTACTTGCCATCCTCTAGCAAAGTATTGATAGATGCGAGCACCACGTCATTCTCACGAAAAGCGGTAAAGTCGTTGTCCCACCGCTTCTGCAAGGTTAGTTCGTAGGTTGTATTTCCATCTTCGCCAGTTGCAGGAATCTCTGTAACAGTCTCCACCATTCCACTCTCAGTAAAGACAAAATTACTCTCCATCGCCGTCTGTCGGTTCACAATAAGCTCCTTGGCAATAATGGAGCTTCGAGACATAATGCTCTCAAACTCGGCATTGCCTCGTTCGTCAATGCGTGCGCCCGTACCGAAAAGCATACCTTGAATAAATTCATCACCGAAAGTTGCACCCTTCTTGAATTGCGCGATTTCCTCGGCTGTTAGCTTGCCCTTGGTAACGAGTCCCTTCAGGAAGGTTATCAGCCCCTGTGCTGTATCGTCGGACTGCTTGGAGAGGTAAAATTTATCAGCAACACTTGCGTTAAAGCTGTTGTTACCACCTCCAGTAAGATTTCCGAGCTGTTTAACCGTCTCGCCTTTGACAGCATCTATAATCTGTTTTACGTCACTTTGTGTTACTTCAAGCGAATTTACAAGCTCAACCTCTACTTCTGCAAGTATATCACTTTCGACCTTTACAGAGTAGTTGTTTACAAACACCTCGTGACTTACGAGATTTCCGTCGCTATCCGTATCGCCTTGAACTTGAAGAGATAGCTTTGTATTCTCATTCAGCTTACTTGCAAAGTCTTGGTTCTGTTGAAGGAATATACGTGAGAACTTTACAGAGTAGTTGAATTGGTCTTCGTTGTTCTCGCTCATATACTTAATCAGAGCCTCGTCGAGACGTTTTTCTGCTGCGGTTACAAGTACCTTTGGTGGCTTGATGCCTGTAATGACAAACAAGTCGCCCTTCTGTGGCTTGAAATTTCCACTTGCGTTAGGCATAACGATGCCGAGTGTAGATGTGTCCTTTTGAACGCAAATCCAAAGTTCCTCCTTTGTAGAGTCTTGGTTAGATGTTTGCTCCTTTACGTAATCATCATTCAAAATGTAATCACCTTTGGAGTTCATCTTGCTCTTTTCGGTTGCTAGATTTCCGTTTCCGTCTGTCAGTACGTTATTGTAACACTTGTTTTTGTCCTTGTCCCAACAACAACCGATGGTGAACGAGCAAGCAGGGCATCCGTTACTTTTGATAAGGTTTATCTTTGCGCTCTCGTTAGCCAATGCGTGAGCAAACAAATCAAATCCATAATCACCACTGAATTTATGTAGTTTGATATAGAAATAGCTATGAATGTATTGGTCGCTACTATCCTTTACGTCGCTATCCTCTGTATCAAACGCCACGTCCGCAATCTCTCCGAAGAGCTGTCCTAAACCATCTTCTTGTATCACATCGTTGCGAACACCATTGATAGTAGGCTTAATACCATCGAACGTCACGCTGCCTTGGTGAGGATTCCCTTTAGTGTACAGGTTCGTAAACTCGTAAGGAATATCAGTGCCAGGCTTAATATACAGGTCAGCATACTCCTTTGGTGGATTTTTCGTCGCATAATAGAAACGCTCTACGCCTTTCGTCTTTCTATAAATCGAAGGCATAAGGGCATTTGATGGCTCGAACCAAATGCGGTCTGTAATAGTTAATTTTGCTGCACTTTCATCACCACCTTCAGAAGCATTCCAATCCGTACCGTCAAAGGTGAATGTTAGTTCCTTGCTTGGGACACTCTCAATATCATTTACAACAATTCCACTTTCCTCGTATGGCTGTGTATATCCTTCCTCTGTTTCTAGATAGTAAACGCTACTAGGGGTGTGGGTTAAGTCGATGTTACCTGTTATCTTGGTAGATACAGTGTTCATTCTGCGAGTTCCGCTTGCCAACTTTATATTGTTAGCGGTTATCTTGCAAGCGACTACAACTGTGCTTATAGTATCTTTCTCAAACGTATAATCTTTTGTCTTGCTCTTTGTGAAGTTTTTAAGACCATCGATTTCATCACCGAAAGACCAGTTTTTTCCTGTAGTTGTTCCGCCGTTGCCGAATGTGCCTCCTGTGCTTTCAGATAAAGAACCACCGCCACGATTATTTTTGATATAACCGTATGCAGTTTTTATATCGACACCTTCTCCTATATAATACGCTTGCTCATAATCAAACTTTAATCCGAATTTAAGCGCATCGTCTGTCTCTGTAGCCAAGAATGATAAACCATCCATCTTTACAGAATCTTCCTTGTGAACGCTAGTAAACTCGAACAACATCCATATTGTCGTGTTGTCTATCAAGCGAGATACAGATGCAAAATTGCTTTCTGTGTAATCCTCGCCCATCGAGCATACAGGAGTGATATTTTTAGCCTCTGCGCCTTTTCCTGTATAATCCTTGCTACCGAAATTGGAAATAAGATAGCTTGATGTCCCGAATACGTTTGCAGTATAAGATTTCTCTTTATTCTTTCCAAAGACAAAAGTTCTGTTGTAGAAATCGCCTTCCCATTTCATCACCTTTCCAAGGTCAACTTCCTTAACGAGTGACTTGTCAATGTTCTCTGTCTCAAAAACAGCCTCTCCGTATTCATTATCATTAGGATAATAATAAGGTAAGTTATCAGAAGAGCCGTAGCCAGTGATAGCATCCACTATCTTGTAGTTGGCGTTTTCCTTGCTCACAGACAACAAGGCATCGTTGCGCCCATATTTGATAGGCGTAGCGGTCAGGTCGTTCTGTACCTTACCGACGTGACAAACGTTGCCAACCCAATAATAGGTCAGCTCGAATGTGGTGTAGATAAGCTGCAATACGTCTGTCAGATACTGGTCTTCAAAGGAAACTTCCTTAACCTCATCCGTTCCGTAGCCCTCATCGACAACAACATAATAGCCCTTGTACTCATCCTTTGGATGGTACAGGTCGCTATATGCCATTGAGCTATTGATACGAGCGACAAACTCGTAGATAGTGCCACCGAACGTAAACTTTGTTTGGTTCGAGCGGTATCTATCCCTGTTTTGTGTATCTAAATCATCAACAACAACATCAAAGAACAAGGTATTATCCAATAGCTCTCTTCTTGATGTGAAGGTAATCTCGTGCTTCCACATTCTTGAAGAGTTGTCCTTTGTCGGATTTGGTGTGTATGATGCAAAAAGTCTATCACCCTCGAACTCTACAAACTCGTTCTTCTTCCATTGAAGAGGCTCTGCTGTATAGATGGTAGCCGTAAGTGTTGGCGCACCACCCATACGCTTTGCGCTGTAGGTGTAAGATGAAACAATAACAGGATTTACCTCCGATGGAAACAAACCAACTTTCTCCTTGTTGTTCTCATCGTAGGTTAATGTCTGTATGTATAATGACTTTGCCTTCATACTTATTCATCGTTGTTATTATTGTTCGTATTATTCTTTGCAGCGATAGCCGCTTGTTGCTCTGCTTGCTTCGCAGCTCTCTCGTCTGCCAGCTCTTGTTGCTTTTGGAGTCTTACCTCCTCGTCAGGAGCGGAAACGGTATTCTTCTCGATACCAGTCTTGTCAGAAATAAGACCACTGCCTTTCAGGGCACATAACATCTGATTCCAAGTACTCTCATCGAACGGCTGCCAAGGCTTGAACGATGTGCTGATGTTCATCTTTGCAAATGATGTGATGGCTGTAGGGTTCTCGCCGCTCGCCACAAGCTGCTTTGCCAATCCCTCTTTAAACAAGCGAGAGTGCTTGCTTGTGAAGTTCTGCCACTCGATGGCTGCATCATAAGACTCCTCAATATCCAAGGAACGTGTCATTTGGATAGCCAAGCCGCTAATATCGCCACTTGATTTCACGTCCTTTGGTAGGATGAATGTAACGCCAGTAGCAATCTCTAGCTGGTCGAGAATAGACTGCAAGAACTCAATCATATTCTGTGGAGAAGGAGGTGTTAGATACTTTGCATCGCCCTTTCCGTCAATGCTCGTGTCATTCAGTATAACAGAGCCAGCTATCTTCTTCGCCGTCTCGTTCAGCTTGCCCTTGATGTAGAGCTGTCCCCATCCGTGTCTCTTCTGAATGACTGCGAAAAGGTTGTAGATAATCTCAAACAACTCAATCAAATCCTCTCCACCTTCCCAAGCAACGTTTCCTCGCTTTGTAGCAAGAGGGCTTTCCGAAAATCCGTGGCTCTCATTGCTCACCAACTGCCAGCCAGTCTTAACCTCGCTTGTTTCAGCGTCCTGCTGAATGAAGTCTGTGAAGTGATAGTGTGTTGTGTCAGAATAAGCATCAATGTGTCTTACGTTATCATCGGTGCGGTAGTACACACAATCAAGAAGAGGCTCGCCGTTATCGTCCTTGTGGGTGATTATCTGATAGCCATCTTCATAAGAGAATATGCGCTCCCTTACCTCGTCGTTCTCGTTCATATAGGTAAGTAATCCAACATCGCCATAAGAGAGCTGTGTCTTGATAGCCTTCATTTCGATTCCGTCTTGGTTGGTATTATCCCAGTGCCATTTAAAATCGGCGAAGTTCTTCTTCAACTCATCTGATGGGTTGCTGTCATGCAGGACGTGCTGCCTCTTGTTACCACCAAGGCAAAGAGCCTTCTTTTTTACGATGCACTTTTGAAAAGGAATACCAAACCGCTTGAACTTAATCTCGATATATCCATCATTCTCAACCTTCACACAGATAGATGGAAGGTTGCTATCAAAGATTACATCGTGGCTCGCAGGGTCTAACTCCTTTGCAAACCTTTCCTGCGAGATGATGGTTTTTCTTATGTTTGGCAAATGCGCCTCACGCCTCCAGTTTGTTCTACAATCGCAGCCGTCAGAGCCATCATTGATAGACACTGACGAAGTACCACGCAGGAATGGCTTCTTCAATAGCAATTTCTGTGGGTTCGCAAGGAAATCATCCAATATTTCTTGTCTTGTTCTACTCATTGTCGTTATTTTCGTTTGATGGTTCTATTTCTTGTTTACTTTCTGCCTTTGCATCGCCCTCGTTATCCAAAGGGTCAACGAGATTGAAATGCCTCATACAGGCTTTCTTTGTCGGCCAGTAGTTGCATTCCATCTGTGTGCGAGGGCAAACTATATCGTGCTTGGAAGGAACAACTATGATGCGTTTCTGTTTTTGGCTCTCGTCCATCTCGAACTTGTCGTTCAACTTGACACGAATATCGGTCTGCATCTTGATGGCATCCTTTGGTTCGAGGTCGCCGTTTTCGAGCAAGCTATCAATCTTCGAGAGCATTTTCAGAAGCTCGCTTTTGTTCTCTTCCTTTGTGATACTCTCGCTATCCATCGTACCAATGCCGAACGGCTCTAACGCTGTGAGTAATTTCTTGAAACGTGGAGTCTCGTAGAAAGCAGCAGCGTCCTTGTCACTCTTCTTGTATGCCAGTCGGTATGCGAGGGTCTTGTCATAGATAGAATCGCACAGTATGGCAAAGGCAATATCTTTTTCATCCGCCTTTCCCCATTCCGTCCTAACGGAATCAAGCACCAACTGTATGTTTTCTTTCTTTAGCATATCTTATTGTATCTTTTAATTCAACAGCAGATACCCCAAAGAGTATCATCGTATATTGTCTGTTTAAGAGACTTATTCTCTTCCTCAGCTTGCTCTGCCAATCTAAATCCCTCCTGCAACTCGCTTCCGTACTCCATATTGATGCAAGGGTACATTCTCATTGCACAAGGGTCTAACAAGTCCATCGAGCGGTCTTTGCCAAGGTTGCGGTTCATCTCCTTCTTGCTTTGCAGCTTTTTCTTTCCGCTCACCATCTTGTCGAAACGAACAACGGCGCATTCCTCCAGGAACTCATTCTGAATAGTCACCTTGTATTTGAGGTTTTGATGCGTGTAGGTAGCTTCCGCAACCTTATCATCAAATGTAAGCTGACCTCGCTTAATCATGTAGCTAAGCCGCAGATAGCACAAATCTTTCATACTCATAGCAGATAGGTAGTATATACCGTATGGCTTTGCCGCCGATATGTAAGGTATGGCATCGGGTATGTAGTCGTTGAAATACCTTCCTGCCGTGGCATCGTAAATGATATGGCTCTCTGCCACGCCTTCCTTTGCGGCGAACAACCTTGCCTTTTCCGCATTCAGTCGTGGTGTCGAGTGACTGACAATCTCGTAGTTCACAACGTGGAAACCATTCCAAGAAAGCATTACCGTGTTATCCTTTCCGTAGTCAGCCAAGTCTATCGTTATCCACTTGTCGCCATTTACAGCAGGGTCGTTTATGAAGCAATCCCTTGCTGCTTGGCTTGGTATTGGAATATCCTCTTCCTCTTCGGGGTCAACATTAAAGTTACCCTCCATAAGTGCTTGTGCCATCCTTCCACCAGATGCAGCAACAGAACCCAAATAGCTAGAGTTGTTTTCGAGCATCTTTTTGTTCGCTCCTAGCTTACCTTGGTAGAACACAAAAGACTTAATCATCACCTCGTAATTAAAACTTCCACCAATCGCCTTTAGCTTTCTATCAATGTCTATCCTGCACTTGTCGTAAACATCTTTCTTGCTATTACCCCAAACAACATCCTTAACAGTTGGTCCAGCACAATAAAAATACCTTACCTTTCCGTCTCGTTCTGGGATGATAAATCCATCAGGACCAATATACCAGTCAAGGAAAATTCTTGTCCAATGGCTGCGTTTCGGATTGAGGGTAGCAAAGAACTTTCCTGTAAATGTCTTGCTCTGTCCTCTGTTTCGGGTCATAATGTACGAGAACACTTCCCAACTCATCTCAGTCAACTCGTCAATGGCTATCAAGTCGTATTCCCATCCTTTGGCACGTTCTCGTAACTTATCCATATTTGAATCATCCAAATACGTAAGGTCAACGAACGTTCCGTTAGGAAATGTTACACGAGGAGAATCACTTTCCTTTACCCTTATGTAGTCAGCTCCGAAGATTTGCTTGAACTTTTCAACGAAACCACCACCTGCCTTTTGGTTTCCTAGAGAACGGCGAGAAATCATAGCACGAAAATCGGGGTCGGTCATTAGAGGTTCTGCCATCGCAAGGACAAGTCCAAACGATTTTCCACCGCCTAAATTTCCGCCACCAAAAACCACATCAACATTACTGCTTGCAAAGGACTCTTGGAATCCTTCTTGTGGTCTGATTTCTATGTCTTTTTCGCTACTCATACTGCAAAGGTAGTACATTATAATATATATATAGTGTAAAAGCAGCACTTTATTAGATAGCATACCAATACATTACGTAAAACCTTAGATACCAACACATTATTTAATTATCTTTGCATCAAAATTTTAATTTTTACAGTTATGAAGTTTACAAAGACACAACTTTTAGACACCCTAAAAGCCAAACTCACAGCAAACGGAAAACACCTTTCCATCAGTGAGAAGACAATCAAAAGTTTAAGTGATTCCCACTACGACCTTTTGGTTAGCGAAGAGACAGAGTTAGATGATTTGGTCGCCAAGATTCTTCCTCAGTATGTTTCCCTCAACGGAAACTATGAGAAGGATAACGCCGATTTCGTCAAGAAGTGGAAGGAAGAGCATCCAGAAAACAAGCCAGAGCCAACCAAGCCAAACAAGGAAGGCAACGAGCCATCGGAAACCGAGAAGAAATTGCTCGAACGCTTGGAGGCTTTGGAGAAGAAGGATGCCGAGCACGAAGCTGAAAAGCTCGTCTCACAGAAGCGCAGTGAACTTTTATCCAAGTTCAAGGAGAAGGGCATTAAGGATAGCAAGTGGATTGACAAGTACATGAGCAAGCTGAACCTCACCAAGGACTCGGACATCGAGCAGGAGTTTACCGATGCTGAGGAGTTTTACAACCTATCCCACGCAAAGGGAGGCGGCACTCCAGGCAACCCAGGCGGAGGCAACGGCGACAAACCTATTGGTGCTGACCGTTGGGCAGGAGTGAACAAAATCCTCGGAACATCGAAGCCTGCCGACAAGTAAAATCGGATAACATTAATTATTAACTCTTTAAGGTAAAAAGATTATGTTGGATAACTTTTTCACAAGACAAGCCAATGGTGGTGCGGTGTTCACTGGTCGCACACTCATTCAGGCACATGGCTCTATTGGAGGTCATAAGAACGTCTTCGTAAAGCTCGTAAAGGGCAGCAAGGATGCACTCTGTTATCCTACTACGGGTGGCATCTTGAAGAACCCATTCAAGGGCAGAGCGAAGATTTACGCTGGTGACCTCATCGAGTACACACCAAACATCAACAACACTACTGGTGCAGAGGTGAAGATTTTGAAGTTCTACGAGCTGGCAAAGGACGCTACAAACGATGCAACTACTATCAAGTTGGTTCGTGATGGCTATCACCACATTCCTTTTGTTGGCGATACCATCATGGTAGGTCAGAAGGACTTTGCCACAAAGGCACTCGGTGTTACAATTACAGCGGTAGAGAAGGGTACAGAAGGCACTGCTGACGTTTGGAACGTTACATTGTCTGCCACACTCGCAGTTGCTTTGAATCAAGGCAACATCTTGGTCGAGGCAGAGAAGGCTGGTGCATCAGTATCACCTATGGTGACAAACCCTAACGCATACGCAGACAAGGATATGGACTTCTTGTACGATGCAAACATGGAAGGCTTGGATGATTTGCAGTATATGCTCACTCCAGCTTTGGCACAGGAAGACACCGTTATCGACCTTGTGGCTATCGGCAACTTGCCTCCAGCAGTTCTCGCTCTCAACAAGAGCCGTGTAAAGACTTGGTTCTGGTTCAACTAATCAGACCAAGCGCAGGATAACAAACTTATTTTTTCGTAATTAATTGTATTTAGGATATGCAAAGATTTGACATTAACAACTCTGATTGGGCTGCACTCTTCCGTTCAAAGGACGGTGGTAGTGAATTGTTCCAGTCTCTAGTTGACAACTCTGACCTCCTTAACATGGATGAGGGTTGGGCAATGACACAGGGTCACGTAGCCGATGCACCTACACCAACAGCGGACGATGGCTCTGCTACATTCCGTATGACCTCGTACAAGTTGGAGGCAGCTCCTGTAATGGATATGCGTGCGCCTCTTGGAGACTCACATCAGATGGATGCAAAGGGTGAGGCAGAGTACACTGCTTCTATCCCAGATTTCATCGGTCGTGGCTTCGTTGAGACCGCAGCACAGCGTATTTACAAGGAGAAGATGTATGCCCAGTTCGGCAACGCAGACCGTATTATCGCTCGTTGGGTTCGTGACTATCTCGCTGTTGGTTTGAAGTCCGCAAAGGCAACATTGAACAACACTACCGCACAGGTAGAGACAACTGGTAAGATTGACTACACTGGTCTTGGTGCTGGTATCTACGGAAAGGTTTACGACGCTCGCCTTCCAAAGGAGAATTTCCAAAAGGCAGGAGCAAAGGCTTGGACTGCTGCTGATTGTAAAATCCTCACACAGATGCGTAAGTTAGAGGATGCTTATCGTGACAAGCGAGGCGGATACAATGGTGCTCTTGTTTGGAAGATGACAAAGAAGATGTACAACGACGTATTCTTGCAGAACGAGGAGGTACGCAACCTTTACATTACTTGGTGTAAGGCTAACTATATCGCTTACGTGGATGGTATGCCTATCACAAACGAGCAGTTCTTGAAGTCGTTCACCGACATTCAAGGTATCTCACCTATTGAGATTGTCGTAGAGAAGGAGCGCAACAAGACTCGTACAACCGATACCTTCGTAAAGGGATGGGCAGACAACCGTGTCGTTCTTCGTCCTGCTGGCGATGCAGTGGAGTTCAAGTACACCGACGTATTGGAGCGTGACGTGTTCGGTCGTGGCTATGGCGCAAGTGCTATTGACACAACCTTTGCGACTATGCTCAACGGCTTGGTTACAGCGATGAACACCACAACAGACAACGGTCGCTTGAAGGAGTGGCACACCGACGTGATGATGTCGGCAATCCCTGCTCTTATCTCATTCACCAACCACGAGATTATCCACACCGAAGTAGCTGGTGAGGGCGCAATCTCCTAACGATTGGTTTTCAATAATAACATTCAATTCATTTCACACTCACAATGGCAGCGCAGAAATTCGACATATTGGATTATCTTAGCGGAATGACAAACTTTGTGTTCGACAAGTCCGCATTGGTTAATGTAGCCTTGGATTGTGGCGTGTACGATGTTGAGTCGTACATCGACTTGACGGATGAGCAGAAGGATAGATGCAAGATGGCTCTCTTGGAAAAGATAGTCTTCGGAGTTTATCAAACAGCGTCCACCACGAACCAGCACGGCGCATACACATTGACCGTAGGAGCGCAGACCATTACGTCGGCAGCTCTTCAAAGCATCAAGTCCGAACTCAAAAGACTTTACAAGAAGTACGGAGAGGACGATAAGCTGGAGGCTTTGAACGAAACCGATGGTGAGGTGAAATGGATAGAGGAAACGGACTGATAAGCTATGTACACGGACAGAAGCGCATTAAAGGAGTACGCCTATAATGGCGTGTTCTACCGAAAGGAGTTGACCCCAAAGGAAGATGGGGATTTGATTGGCGACGATGGCGATTTGTTGGGAGACACCGACAATAGCACAAGCTCTGACACAATAGACGAGGAGACGGAAGTGACTATCTTGGAAACGGAGTGTGACATTCAGGAGACCAACAAGCTCTTCAATTCGGGCGTAGTGACGATGGGATATACGATTTACTTTCCAAATCCGACGGACGAGGAAGGGAACGAGAAGATACCCGAAGGTCTAACTCCAGGCATTCGCTTTAGGGGCGAGATGTACGGAATGGCTGTCGATGGTATGGTAATCGGTGTTTACCCAACGCAGATGCACGGATGCGTAGCTTACATCAAGGGTACAGATATTTAGTTCTTCTTTAGGTAAAATGTATTTAGGATAACAAGTTAGTTATGGCACAGAGGAAACAGCGTAGGCTATCACGCATTGAGAATTTCTTTTCGATGCTTCTTACGAACAAAGGTATCTCGAAAAATATCTTTGTTGGGGAGCTACCGCCTACAACAGAAAAGGAGTGGCAGGACTTTATTAATGTTGACGTAGGTCAGCAAAGAGACCACGGCGCATATTCCTCTGGCTATGCTAACATCTACCTTTATGCGAGACCGCAGGGTACGCCTCTAAGAAAGAACGTAAAGAAACTTGACTCTATGGAGGCAGCACTCGACACTACTATCGAGAACTGCAAGGATAGCGATTACACCATTCAAGTATTGTACCGAGACAGTGGATATGATTCAAACAGACAATTCCACTTTCAGATGATTTCCGTTTCGGTTATTGTAAGATAGTTTTCAAGATTTTATTTAGGATAACAATTTAAATTCATACAATTATGGCATTGACAAACACAGGCGCAAAGGCAGTGAAGCTGTCTAAGCCAACCCATATTATCGTAACTCCTTTTGATGGAAACACGAAAGGTGCAGACGTTTACGATTTGGACGATGTTGTACGTGACACCGTTAGTATCTCGCAGGACGACAACGAGACAACCGACATCGAGCGTGAGACTTCCGATACACCTATCTTGTCTATCGTCACAACTGGTAAGTATCAATTCGCCGCAGAGGTCGCCGATACACAGGCAGACGTGTTGAAGGCGTTGTGCGGATTTACCGTTGACACAGACGGCAAGGTTTATGCTCCATCTACCTATCAAGCAATGTATGCAGAGATTGTCGTGGTGATTCCAAATGGTTCTAAGAATGTTGGTTTGATTCTGCCAAAGGTGCAACTCAACTCAAAGACCACCATCGAGTCTCTTAACACCAATATGGCGAAGGTAGCTTTGGCTGGTACAGGTCAGTTGATAGAGATTACACTTGCTGATAAAACTACCAAGAAGAAAGTTCCTTTCTATATCGACCCAGATTATCAGCTTCCAAAGTAAGACACTGGTTCTTCAACAATTTTTCTCGACTATACACAAGGGGCGGCGGCTTTGATGCTGTCCGTCCCTTTTAAGATTTAAGGATATGGGAAAGCTATACGACAAGGCATTGAAGATGATAGTCAGTGAGCTGGATAAGGATGCAAGGAACGTGCTAAAGGAGTGCATCCAAGAAATCACCTACACGCACAGGACAAAGAACTTGTACGACTCATACGGATATGGTATCTACGTCCAAGGAAAGCTGACAAAGACAGGTTATCTCTCTTCATCACCACAAGCCAAGAAAAGCAAGAATTGGTATGGAGAGGAAATCAAGGGTAGGGAGGCAATAGAAAGCTACCTAAAGAACAGCTACCAACCATCGGGCGTGATAGACTTGGCTGTTGCTGCATCAATGCCTTACGCACAAGTATTGGAAGAAGGCGGAGGAGGTCTGAAACACTCCTATCGTGTTATCTCGATGTCCTTTCAGAAATTGCAGGAATTGTCCTATAAATACCAAGGTGTTGTAAAAATTATTAACCAACACAGATAGAAATCATTATAAGTTATGGCAGTACATAGAGCAAAGAAAGACCCTTCCAAGGAGGCGGAGAAGAAACGAGCCGAGGAAGAGGAGAAGAAAAAGATTAAGCCAGACTCGCCGTTGTCCGACAAGGCGATGGAGAGGCTTGCACAGGTAATGAACGACTCGCCTACAATCGTGAAGCTGCAAGGCACGGAATGGGAGATAAAGGCGTTGAAGCCTGGAACTCAATGGCTCGTTGCGGAGGAGGCTTGCAAAATAGTAAAGGGCGAAAACCTTTCGATGGGCGACGTTATCAAGGAGTTTGCGACCAACTTGCCATCCGTGGCAAGAGTTATCACCTTGGCACTCTTAAACGACAAGGAGCGCATCAATTCTGACGAATACCAAAAGGTTTACGACCAGCTCCTTTGGGGGGACTACGACATCAAGGACTGGGCTACCCTGCTCGTGGAGATACTAAATCTTCTTGACGTGGATTTTTTCTTTGCGAGTACCAATGTGATTCAGACCGTCCGAAGACAGGCACTGATGAGGAAGAAACAAGCAGCCGAATCGTGCCTTCAAGGACAGAGTACGGTCAGATGATAGACTTTTTGAGGGCAAACACTTGGTGCTCGCAGGAAGAGTACAAATGGGGAATGACCGTCCCACAGGTTCGTCTCGCAAGTATGGACTTCACTCATATAGAGTATCTTTCTGACAGCGAGAAGAAGCAGGGCGACAAATTGAAGAACGCAACGGTAATCAATGGTGCGGAGGACTTGAAAAACCTCAACGACCTTGGAATACCTATTATTTAAATTAATTCTAAATAAGAAATATATGGCAGATTCAGCATTAGGAAGTGCGCTTATCATACCAAAGAGTGCGTTGGAAGCTATTAAAAGGGCTGATGAGCGCATTCAATCTATACAAGACCATTCTCGACAAATGGGGCAGACCGTAAATAGTGCGTTTACGTCTATGACTGGTGGAGCAAGAATATTTGTGAGTGAACTTGATAAGATAATAACAAAGTTGGGCACTATTGATAGCAAGGCATCCAAGATGTCGGGCAGCCTGTCTAATCTCGGTGCGGAAAAGGCAGCGCAACAAGTCTCGAACATGAACAACGTTGTCGCACAGACGGTGGAGAATATTGAGCGAATGTCGGCTGCACAGCGCAAATCATCGGATGCAATGGATATGTCTAAATCTATTGCCGATTATCAAAAACTGCAAGAACAGATAAACAAGACAGCAGAGAGGCAGGAATATTTAACTAAGTTCTTGCGCAGCGAGCAGGTTGAGTCTAATAGAATCGGTCAAGGAAAGGACGGCATCTACCATCCAATAGATGTTGCGAATGCAAAAGAAGAACTTGCAGTTAATAATCAGCTTATCGCCTCATTAAAGGAGGAGCAACAAGCTATTGTAAACGCAAACAAAGCCCTTAATGAGAAGGTTGCTATGTATCGTGCCTTGCGCTCTTATGTTTCCGATAGTAATTCGCTCGATAACCAACGTTCTTCTAATACCCTTGCAGAAATGCGACAGTATTACAAGGAGCTGGAGAAATCTTCCGCACAAGCAGAAAAACAAAGGCAAAAAGAAGCTAACGCCTGGTTAAAGAATAAGGAGAAGGAAGCACAAGCAGCAGAAAAGGCTGCACAACGTGAGCAAGATGCATCCGACAAAGCGGCAGCTAAAGCAGAAAAGGATGCAGAAAGAATCCGTGCAGCACAAGAGAAGGCTTATATGACTGACTGGCTGAAACAACAGCAAAAGGCATATTACACCAATACAAGCGCAGTGGTTGGCGATGCAAACAGCGCAAAGACTCTACGTGAGCATTTGGCTGCAATCAAGGAGTTAAAGCAAGCACGCCTCGACCTTGATGTTACAGACAAAAACTATAAGCAAAACCTTGCTTCTGTAAACGAGGCTATCAAACAACACTCAAAGGTTTTGAAAGAGGCAGGAGTGAACGCAAAAACTCTTGGCGAGCAAACCTCCTATATGGCAGGATATATGTCTCGTTGGGCACAGCGTATGGCGTTCGCTTTTTCCGTTGGCTCTATCAAGAATTTTGTTGAGCAAATCGCCGAGGTCAGAGGTCAATTCGAGTTGTCCGAGCGTTCACTTGAAGCCATCTTGCAGAATAAGCCAAAGGCAGACGAGATTTTCAACAAGACGGTGGAGTTGGCAGTCAAGTCACCATTTCGCATCAAGGACTTAGTGGACTACACGAGACAACTCTCTGCTTATAGAATTGAATCAGATAAACTTTACGACACCACCAAACGACTTGCCGATGTTTCGGCTGGTCTTGGCGTTGATATGGGAAGACTTATCCTTGCTTACGGACAAGTCAAGGCGGCTGCATACCTTCGTGGTTCTGAGGTTCGTCAGTTCACAGAGGCTGGTATCAATATGTACGGCGAGTTGCAGCAGTACTTCAAGGAGGTAAAGGGCGAGGCATACACGACCGCACAAATCGTGGATATGATTTCCAAGCGCAAGGTTACCTTCGAGGACGTGGAGGCTATCTTCCAACGTATGACCGACAAGGGCGGCACGTTCTACAATATGCAGGAGATACAGGCTGAGACTCTCCAAGGAAAGATTTCCAACTTGAAGGATGCCTTCGATGTGATGCTCAACGATATTGGCAAGGCAAACGAGGGAACGTTTAAGGGGATGATTTCGGGGGCAACCGTTTTGCTTGATAATTGGGAAAAGATTGCTGCCGTTGGAAAAGACTTAGTAGGCGTGTTTGGGCTTATTATGCTTCAATCAAACAAGACAGGCGTAAGCCTAAAGGAGATGTGGGCAAACACAGGTTTTACTGCTTACTCTATTAAAGGTAAAGGTGCTTTGGGTATATTATCAAACTCATTCAGAACACTTGGCTCGGCTGCAAAATCAGCAGGAATAATGATAAAGGATGCTTTAGTTAGCAACCTTCCACTATTGGCATTCGCCTCGTTAGCACAACTTGTATGGAATGCAGCTTCTGCATATATGAGTTTCAGAGACGAGCAGCAAAAAATCATTAATGAAACTATTGATGCAAAGAAGCGACTTGGCGAGTTGTCCGCTGAATATGAGCGCATCAAGGATAAATACACTAAGAATTATGGTGGTGGTTATCGAATGACAATAGATAAGGCTAAGTTTCAAGAGGAATCAAAGAGTGTTCTTGATAGCTTGAATGACGAACTAAAGGCACGAAAGCTAGAGATTCCTATTGAGGTAAAAGAGCCAGACCCAGCAAAAATAGACAAAGCTATACAGGCAGCAAAGAAGAAACTCGATGCTTTCATGCAGATGGCACAGGACGCAAAGTCTTACATTAACGGCGAAGACAATTCGTTTTTTAACAGCGACAATTTCAATTTGTTCGGCATTCCTTTGTGGGCAGATAGTTTCTCAAAGGATATGAAGGAACTTGATAATGCCGCAAACGACGTTCGCCAATTTGCTTCAAGGGCGCAAACCGCTATTGATGCTCTCGGAGAGGGATATGATAAGTTGTCTGCAAAATCAAGAGCCGCATACGATTCAATTAAAGACGGAGCAAAGCCAGGAGAACTCGATGTCGAATATTTACAGCGAGTGAACAAGGTTATGGGTCAGATATTCGATAATGAAGCGCAGAACGCTAATTTTAAAGAATATGCAGATAAACTACGCAAGCAGTTATATGGTCTTGGCGATAACCTTGGAGCTGTGCTTAGTGGCTCATTTAAGAGCGCAAAGGAAGAGGCTACGCACGAATTGCAGGGATTGTTCGATAATATCAACAACATATACGGAGGCTTCTTGAAGACTATGAAGCCAGCCGAGGTAAAGGTGTTTTGGGATAATGTTGCCACTCAAAACAACCTTAACGAGTTGCAAAAGAAAATTTTAATGACTATCGCCGCAAAGGTTTATCGCTTTAAGGTCGATTCAGACCAACAAAGTATGAACGCCGCACAGCAGAAAATTTATTCGTTTATGGATGATTTGCAAGCTGAGGCAGATAGAAGAAAGATAAAGATTAGTCTTGACGTAGTTGACCCAAAGGATGCACTATCGACTGTCAAAGGCTTTCAAAGTTCCGCAAAGGACATTAAGGAACTGATAGACCAAATTAATAGGGGGCAAATTCAGTGGTTTCACGGCTCTGCACTCGGTATCAAGCAAACGATGAAATGGAGTAGGGGTAATGCTGGAGTAAATACAGTATTCGATAAGAAAACCGCCATTACATTCCTTCGTGAGCAATTAAGAAACACCCTTGCAAAAAATACTCTTGCTGGTGGTCTTGACCCATTCGCAGATAATACAAAAAAGAACATTCCAAGCAAGACCGACAAGGCGCAGCGAGACATCTTACAGGAGCGGATTAGCTTGCTGAAGGATATGAACTTGAAATACGACGAATTGATTAAGAAAGAATCGAAAGAGACTGCCTTGTCAAAGACTCGCAAGTATTTCAAGGAGGCAGCACAGAATGTAGGCTTTAACGTAAACAATATTTTGCCTGACGACAAAACAACGGCGAAGCGCATTCGTGAGATTGGTGCTCAATACAAGGAATTAACCAAGAGAGGTAATGCTTTCCGTATCTCGGCAGATATTGACTTGAAAGTTTCAGAGAAGGAATACGACAAGTTAAAGGATGATATATCCCGAAATATTGATGACGCTTTCTCGCAAATGAAGCTGTACAAAAAGCTCAAAGACGAAGGAATGTCTGACGGACTTATAAAGTCTATGTTTGGCGACCTTACGAAGTCTTTTGATGAGATACAAGAGGATATTAACAATGAGTTCAACAAGTATATCATTAAGGACTACGAGACCACATATGGCAATGATTTTACCAAGTGGGGGGACAAGGTTATTCAGCAATATAACTCTGATTTGGAGAACACAGCTAAAGTCATAAAGCAGAAATTTGCTGGCAGTGATGTTGAGAAGGATTATCTTGACAAAACACAAAAGCTAAACCAAAGTGTAGAGCAGGACACAATAGAGACTGCTCAAAGACTCTTCAAGGAATACAAGCAAAGATTATCAGACCAACTCCAGCTTGACAGAAAGTATATCGAGGACAGAGCGGCGATAATGAAAAATTTCTCTGACCCAGATACCCAAAAAGAATTGCTGGGTAATCTTGATTTAGACTACAAGAAAAAGACTGGCGAGAACACCTGGAAGGATTTTCAGAACAGCGATATGTACGTCCGTCTGTTTGATAACCTCGACCAAGTTTCCTCTAAGGCTCTCGATGCTATGGCAGACAGACTGCAACAGCTACGCACGGAGTTAAAAGACCTCGACCCGACGGAGTTAAAAACTATAGCCGAGCAAATAAACAAGGTAAACGAAGTTCGTAACTCTCGCAACCCTTTCAAAGCGTTCACGAGCGGCTTAAAGGAAATGATTAAGGCTAACAAGGAGTTGAAATCGCTTGGCGGAGTTGATAAGTATGTGGAGTTGAATAACCAAAAAGCAGACCAAACAACGAAGTTACAAATGCAGAGTGCTTACGTGGAGTCCTTGCAGCAAGAGTATGACGCTATCGAAAAGAACGGCCAAGCAGAGACAGACAGCGGCAGAGCATTAAAATTGAAGCTCACGACCAACAAACAGATACGTGACTTTATGAAGAGCCAGCTTAAACTCACCGACGACCAAATTGCGAAACTTGGAACGGTTATGACAGAAGAGGAGCAGGCAAAAGCAAAGTTCGCAAAATCCGTCACAGATATAACATCTGTTGTCTCTACTATGGCAAGTTCGTTCAATGGATTGTTCGAGGCTCTTGGCGGCAGCGATGCGCAACTAGAGAACGCAATGAGCATCGTTGATAACGTAGGCTCGGCTATCGGCTCTTACTTTAGCGGTAACTGGGCAGGAGTGGCAAGCGGTGTGATGGGCGTTGCAACTGGTATCGCAAAGCTATTCTCTAACGAGAGTAAGATAGACAAGGAAATCCAACGACAAGAGCAATCCATAAACTCCTTGCAGCGTTCCTACAACAAGCTAAAGCAGTCTATGGACGATGCCTTCGACACCCAACGGTTGTACGAATACAACCAAAAGTCGGTAGAAGCTCTAAAGGCAGAGCAGAAGTCTTACGAGGCTATGATTAAGGCAGAGCAGGGCAGAAAGAACCCCGATGATAGCAAGATTCAGCAGTGGCGTGATGAAATCGAAGATTTGAACGACACTATCAAGGAGCTGGAGGAATCTATGACCGAACAACTCGGCGGATTCGGTAGCCAGTCCAATTACAAGTCGGCGGCGGAGGCTTTCGCAGAGGCTTGGGTGGACGCATTCAACGAGGGCAGCGATGCACTTGATGCGCTCAACGACAAGTTTGACGAGTATTTCGACAATCTTGTCACCAAGCAACTGATGAACCGTGCCACAACAAAGTATATCCAACCTATCCTCGATGCCTTCGATAAAGCTGTGTCGGAAGGCAGCGACGGTGGAAATAACGGACTCGACCTTACAGAAAAGGAGGTTGCCAAGTTGCAGGAATTGAAGAAGACCAACCTAGCGGCTTTCGATGAATACGCAAAGTCTTTGATGGAGGTGTTGAACATCAAGCCAACAGGCTCTTCCAACATATCTGCATTGCAGCAGGGCATTCAGTCGGTAACGGAATCGACCGCACAGGCGTTGGAGTCCATCTTGAACTCAATGCGTTACTATTTAGCTACACAACAAGCCGATGTGCGCACCATACGTGATACTTTGTTAGAACGTCTTGGAGCAAGCATAAATTCCGTGGCACAAGACTCATCTAACAGTCCTGTGCTCGTGGAATTGCGATTACAGACAACGATACTCACAAGTATTCGTGACACCCTCGACTCTTGCGTTAAGCCTGGGCACAAGCAAGGCGGAAAGGGCATCAAGGTATTTATGAACTCTCTTTGATTTCTATGTACTCTATAATTAAGGTGGAACGTTCGCAAACATTAAAAGTTGTGAATGTTTCGCCTTTTTCTTTGCGGTTTCAAAATATTGTCGTATCTTTGCAAACGTCAATGGAGTGGTTGCCATACGACACAACATATCGGAAAGGAAATACTAATTCTGTCATTTTTTGGCAGTATTCTTAAATATTCCCCAGTTGCGCCAACCACTTTAGCGACTGGGGATTTTTATATCCCCTAAGATACCCTAAGGGTAAATGTCATTCTATCAAGATTGCCTATTCTTAATTTGAAAGACAAGAATAACTATGCTTATCAATTTTAAAGATTAAGAATATGACAGATTTAGTATTCAAAGGTGCAAACAACCAAGTACTGACAAACAGTTTGTTGGTAGCTGAAAAGTTTGGTAAACGTCATAGCGACGTTATTAGAAGTATTGAAAAGATACTTACGGTAGAGGATTCATCACTCAACGCAAAAATGCGTTCAGTATTTGAATCAACGACTTACGAGGATTTGAGCGGAAAGAACAACCCGATGTATGTAATGAACGAGAAAGGTTTTTCTATTCTTGTTATGGGATGGACTGGCGTGAAGGCTCTTCGCTTCAAGGATGAATTTTATGATGCTTTCGAGAATATGAGAAACAAACTTATTTCATCTGTAAAACCTATGTCTCAACTTGAAATCCTTCAAATGTCTATCGGGCAGTTGGTAGAGCAAGAGAAGAGACTTTCAAACGTTGAGCAGCGAATCGACCGAATAGAGCAAGAGAGAGCTGAAAGCGAGAAGGCGTTAATGAGCGCAGAGCTTTCACAGAACAAATCGCCACAAATGACTATGCAAGCAAGAGTAAATCAGCTTGTTCAGAAATACACTAAAGCCACAAATATTCGCCAACAGATAGTGTGGCATAAAGTTTATGAGAACTTGTATTACCTTTATCATATTTCCATCAAGGCGTACAAGAAAATATCAAAGAACGAGTCTAATCTTAGCGTTGCCACTCGTAATGGCTTTATAGATAAGATTTACGATATTATATCAAATATGATACGAGAGAAAGGACTTAACATTTCATTAGTATAAAACAAGGGCAGCTCTGGTCTCACGACTGGAACTGCCCTTGTTACATAAATCTAATCAAATCTTAACCGTATAAAAAGTAAAATTAATCACCTATAATATTAAAAACAAAAGAAGTGTACCGCTGTACACGAAGATAATATGAAAAACATTTGCCTATGACATTAAAAATATTCGTTCTAAGCAATTATTTTTCCTTCTCCTTATAGTTGTTCCACTTGGAGAAAGAAATGCTTTCTCGGTGCAAATTTGAGCCGTCATACTCGATGCAGTTAATAACATTGTCCGTACCATACTCGAACAGCTCGCACTCACCCATATTCTCGACCCTTACACGACTGCCACCGCAAATATAAATGCGGCAAACGGTGTGTTCGGGGATATGTATCTCCAAATCCTTGCAGTAACCGACAAGAACGAGTGTAGATTTTACACAAACAACGCCGTGAGCACCGATATACATCTCACTTGTATAACCTTTCTCTCGACACTGGTAGAGTCCATTCATAAACTCGCCGAACTCGCCCTGCAAGTATTCCTTGGAAAGTCCCCAGCCGAATGCGATTGAGTCCGCCATAAACTCGATGCCATTGCTGTCAAGAGCCATATTAACCAAAGCTCGCTTATCACAACAGCCATCCCATTTATCCTTGTACTGACCGCACAAGCCCATCATCAAGGCGTTCCGCTTCAACGACAGCAATTCGTTCTTTCCCTTATTCTCCATACCACTCTCTAAACCTATCATTAATCAATGTGTTCACGTAGGAATATGTACGGTCGGTAGTCAAAAGCTCGTGGCATTTCCTAACGCACCGCATAACACTCTCCCTGTTCATATCAGCCCTTTGCGCTATCACTGAAAAAGAAAAGCCATATCGGTTATGGAGAACGTCAAAGATAAAGTTGCGAGCGACAGCCCTGCCAAATGGAATGTTCGTCACCCCATCATATATGTCATCCACGGAAACCTTGTCTCGCTCCTGTGTCTGCATAGCCTTGCTGACCTGTTCGCACACCATCGCTTCGACCTTGCTCATTATCTCGTTGTTTGCTATGATAACCATATCTGTTCTATTTTTTTCGTTTTACATCACTCTGTTGTCCTTGCAGATATAACCAACCAAATCGCAAGGGTATTTATCATCAGGAGATAGAACGCCAGCTTCCTCCATCTGCCTTCGAATATCCACGCTAACAACTGGCACTAGCTTATACAGCTTCCTTGGGTCAACACCTCCTGCCCAAAATGGCTTTAGGTACTGAATAGGGGAGCGGTACTTTTCCTTGTTCCACCTTATGCCATTCTGAATAAAGGGGATGAAGATGCCCTCACGCATATTGCCCTGGGCATCTGCCATCCTCACTATGCGATAGTCTCTGTAATCGCCGAAGCGTATCTCTACATAGTTGTCCTTATCCATAGGCTACTCTCCCTTGTCTTGGTTGAGCTGCTCGGCAACCTGTTCTGCCATAATCGCTTGTTGTCCGTGCTCAAAGTTTTTCGCCAAGTCCTCTTCGGTCTCTTCCTTGACCTCGGCGTTTATAACTGCCTCCAGCTTCTCGCTCTGCTCACGAAGATATTTCAGTCGCTCGTTGGCGAACTTGGCAGCAGTGTCCATATCAGAGAAAGCGGAAACAGGATGGAGTATGTTCGCCTCCGTGATATCCTTGGTATAGTCCAACATCTGTTGGTTTGTTTGGTCTGTCTCTGGGAAAAGCTCGTCCTCGTGCCCCTTGATTTCATTCTTCATAGCAACAAGGTTCACAAGACAGTTATATAAGGTTGTTTCCTTTCTCTCGTTGTTCACGTCCATCAACCAACGCTTGCAGCGTACCTCGTAGCCGATATGGGTGTGATAAATCGCACCATCCTTCAGTAACACGATGAAGAAAGAACCGAAATCGGTAACGCTAACAACGTTCTTCTCATCTACACCATCAATAACTCGCAGAAGCCCTGCATTGTTGTTCACTGTCTTCTTTTTTGCAATTCTTGCCATAACTATACAATTTTATTGTTTACAAATTCGTTCTTGTACTCGAAGCGAGAACAAGCCTCGCTAAAATTCGCCGTGTACATTTCCACGGAATCGGACTTGCATATCTCGTTATTGAAGAAGATGCAGTCCTTGCAAGTATATTTCATATCCTTAGTCTTTAGAAATGAACTCATCGCAGATTTCATCGTCTGCCTTAACCTCCGTGTAAAGGTCTTGCGCCAAGCAGTACGGAAAACCGTCGTGCTCAAACATCACGCAATCCTCGCAGTGAAATTTCTTAATCTTTGCCATATCATTTCAGTTTACCACCCAAAACGCTTGTAATCTCATCCTCTATATAGAAGCGAGCCTTGTTAAGGTCTTGGATTCTCTGTTCCGTTTCCGACAATCCTTCCTCTTTCTTGCCCTTACGAAGCAAATACTTGACGGCGCACCCGATATTAAAATCCAGGTGTCTGCAAATATCAATAGGCTCAACCAAGCATTTCTCACGCAGCCAAGCATAATGAGACGGATGCGAAACTTGCTCTGGTTTGCGTTTGATGCGCTCAAATTCATCTTTTTTTGATAAGAAAAGGCTACCCGTGTAATCTTCTGGCAATTTTTGCCCAGACTCCATGATGCGGCTAAAATCAATAACAAACTCCTTAGCTCCGTTAGCTATTTGTTTACAGGTGCATTCGTAGTTTCCGACCCCTACAACTTCATAATCGGTATGGTCTTGAACGATAGGTATTTTTCCAGTAACTTTTTCTGTTAGCAAAGTTGCCTCATTTGCTTTGTAAATTCTAAATTTCAAACCTACCTTAATATCTTTTTCTTCAATCATAAGCTACTTATTTTTTAAAACTATGTACACAATGGTTAAAGTCATAATCAGTATAACAGTAGAAACCGACGTTGTAACAGCAATTCTGTCGTGAGAACAGCCGTTATCGGAACGACTGTGCGAAATATGTGGCATCATCGGCACTGTTGGTATATACGCATTCATAAGCTATTCCTCCTTATCTTTAATCTCAATAAAATCGCCGATGCCCAAGCGAGCCTTGTTGATACAAGAGGCAATCCAACCAAGCAGATAGGCACTTGCCTCACCTCCATGCTCCATATCAATGGCATTTTCTATCGCATCGCAGGCGTGAGAAGCCTCATGGCAGCATACACCCATTGTCATGTCCTTGGCGGACTTGAAGGAAACAAGAACGCCAAGCCAATCATCGCTTTTTCTTGTAACCTTGTCGTAAGCAACACCGTCATACCCGTCGTTTGGCGGTTCGCAGCCATCGAACTCTGCATCTATAACATCCTCAAGGTCTTTCCCTATATGTACCCATAACTTTTGTGGGTATATACCATTCTTGTACTCGTAATATCCTCGTTTCTTCATATCCTCAACTATTAATGTTTATGTAAATGCCCGATGTGTATCATTCCGCAGACGTGGCACAAATACGGACGGTAATTCATCGCCTTCAATCTCGGATTCTGCTGCAAGAACTCCCAAGCCTTATCCTCGGTCTCGTAAGCCACCTTCGCTTTCCACGAATGGCTCTTCTTAGTCCAATGCTCTGGGTCTGGCTTGAATGGTGGTATCTTGTTGTGGTAACGTCTGCTCATACCTTATAGAATTTAGATTTCCACTCGCCATTGAGCTTCGCAACAATAGCTTCAATTTGCTTGCCGTACATCGCTTCGAGGAGAAACCTGTCAAGTTCTTCTTGATTTTCGACCTTAAAATCACCATTAATCGTGAATGAACCATTAAAGAAATGGCCTTCTTTGATTTCGATTCCAAATTCATCAAGTTTCTCTACAGCCATCTCGATACCGTTAATTGTTGTATCTTTGTCTGTAAAATATACAACAGGTATTCCGCTTATTTCTTCTTTCATTATGGCAACTCTATTATAGTTATGAAACCATCCCTTAACTCCACGTCGCAATTCCACGTCTCACGCCTGTAATCGGAAAACTCGATAAGTATCTCCGAGTCGTGGCGAGCGGCGCAGAAAGCCGAATTGGTAAGCAAGCCTCGCTTTGAAATGGAGGCGTAGGACGCATCCCAATAGATTTGCCCTAACATTCTCGCCCAAGTGACCTCTCCGAGTTTGACCTCCTTTCCATCAGCCTGCACGTACTTGATAGGCAAGTCGGCATTAGCCTCCTTGAAAACCTTGTTGCTAAGTAAATCGGATTTTTTCATATTACTCACCTTTCTTTGCCGCAGCTCTCTTGGCTGCATTGTTCTTACGTTTGGTTATTCCTGCACGAACCTGTTTCTTGGGTCTGCCTGGCTTTCTCTTCGGCTCGTTGGCATCAGGAGCTTTATCCAACGTCTCGCACACCTCCGTCTCGCCAAACTCGTTCTCAAAGGCGTTTCCTGCCTTCTTCTCGGCATTGTCGGACATTCCTCGCTTCCACTTGCGCTTGGACTGACGGATAGATGCAAGCCTGTGCTCCTCGCTCTCGGCAAGAACCTTCTCGTAGTCGATTTCTGGCTCATCGAACTCTCCCTCGACACTGACCTCGCTTTCCTTGGATTCCGCTTTGCCCAAGTCCTTGGACTCCATTTCCATACGCAGCTTTTCGTCCTCGGAAAGATAATCCTCATCGCTGAAAGAAATGTTGCCTTCCTTGTGCTTTGCAGCAAACTCCTCCTTGAAAGCCTTGATTTCTGCCTTTGAGCAGCCATCCTTCTTCATCGCCTCCAGCTCGTCTTGATACTGCCTCAACTCGATTTCCTCGTAGTTAGTGCCATCAATGTCGCTTCCCTCGGCTCGTTGGTTGGCTATTCGGTCTTCCTCCTCTTGTTTCAGTTGTCGCTCGATGCCTATCTCGACAAGGTTGTGCATAACCTCGTGCTCGGTCATTTCATCGACCTCCATAGCCTTCGGGTCTTCGCCAAGAATATTCTTCAACGCATCCTTCTTGGCTTGCAGACAACCGCTCGGTATGAAACGAGCCTCATCCAAGTACATATAAGGGTATATGCCCTTTATGCTCATTATCGGGCTTGCAGTGCCAAAGTCCTGCACAAGGCTCATATACTTGTCGGCATTCTGCTGATACAGACAATAGCACTCCTCCAAGTTTCTCTTCTGAACAAGAACCAAAGCCCTTATCCAAAATGGGTCTTTGCCCTCTTGGTAACGATGGGGCAGTCCTCTTGATTGAAGCCCGACAGCCTCCATCGCATCTTGCAGTGATTTTTCCTTTACTCTTATCATTTCTCAACTATTTTTTTGAAAGTGAACAGTTAATCGAGCAAGCCACCGTCGCCTTCGGAAGAAGAGCCTCCGTCGCCACTTGTACCCGAACCATCGGTAGGTGTGTCGGTGGTGTCGCCGTCACTTGCGGCATCTTCGATTGTGTCGCCCTTGTGCTGCTCCCACTCGTCGGCGGTCATTATCTCCCAGTGTCCGCAAACGTCCTGTGCCAACACAGAACCTCGCTTCACCTGTTTGTGAGCACCAGCCATGTTGATTGCGGTTACTCCGTAGAGCATATCGGTAACGTCCAAGCCCTCATCCACAGCATCGGTAGCCTTCTTGATGTCGGTAACGATAGGACAGTCGAACAACGCCTTGATGTTCTCGCCCTTAACCTCGATTGATGTCTTGTATTTCTTCATAATCAATAATTTTGTCCGTTAAACAAATCTGTCATCGCCTCCTGCTTGGCTCTCTCTATTCGTTCACAAGCCTTGTCGAAGTAGCCTTTATCCAGCTCGAAGCCAACAAACCGCCTGTTCGTCTTGATGCAAGCTACGGCGGTCGTTCCGCTTCCCATACAGCAATCTAACACAATGTCGCCACTATTAGTGTGCTTGTTTATTATTGTTCCTATTAATTCCACAGGCTTTTGTGTCTCGTGAAATCTATCTTTGTCGTGGCAGATAGGGAAAGAGTATATGCCATTATCGTATTCACTATTGAATGTCGGACAGCTTCCCTTTACACCGCATACAGCGACCTCACGTGCGTTGGTTAGATAATTTATCCTGCTATTTATCGGCACAGGGTTAGTCTTTACCCATTCGATAAACCGCACCTGTCTAAATCCTGCCAGCTCCATTGCGTTTTTTAACTCGCCGATTTTCCACAAGTCGTAAAAGCAAACCATATATCCGCCGTCTTTGAGACAATCATAAGCCTTCGAAGTCATAGATTTAATATCAAACGAGTTTTCTTTATCCCATTCTCCAAAATCTATTGATATGCGAAATCTATCTGTGTCTCTGCCTGTGGGCTTAGACTTGGCGTAGTTGGAATCCCTAGAAATCTCGTATGGAGGGTCTGTGATAACTAACGACACCGAGCTTCTCTCGATTTTCTGCATCCCAGTAATGCAGTCCTCGTTGTAAATATTATCTATCTCTAGCATTTTTACAGCCTTTGTTCGCCCAATAACTTGCATATTCATCAGTCTTTTCCTCGTCCGTTGGCTCTAATATAGAAATCTCAGAGCCACACCGATTACAGCGGTTCGTATTTTCACTCCTTCCATCAGGTATAGATGTCTCGTTATTCCAAACGAGTTCACCTCCGCATAAGCAACACTTACTCATACCTTTTTAATATATTTAGAGAAACGCAGAGGCAAACATATCCTGCTCAACGTATCTCGGTTTGTTAATGTTTATTTCTTTTGCCAAACCCATCATTTCACGATATTTGTCTAATTGTCTTGTTGGAACAAACAACCGCTCGCACACCTCGCTCGTTTTCGTTGCACAAAGGCTCTGAACGTGCTTGGTGTTCCACACCTCGGTAAATCGGCCGCTCGGCATATCGTACTCACTCACTAAGACCAACTCCTTTTGTTCACAACACCAATCGTAAAACTCCTCGTGACTAAACGGCTGTTTTGTTGATGATTTCTTGCTGTAAGTATTCGTTGAAGAATAGGGTGGGTCGCAATATATCACGGAATTTGGCTTAATTTCAACGAGGCGATAGTCCGAAGTTGAAATTTCCAGTCTTTCCAGGCTTTGCAGGCTTTGCAGTCTTTCCAGGCTTTGCAGGTCTCGCATCGTACCCTTTGGTCTCGTTTTCGTATCGTGTTTCACGTGGCAGGAGGAGTAAAGTGGGTTGTTCTCAACCATTTCGGGCGTTCCGTGAGCCTTCAACCACTTAACGATTGTCGGACCAAATTTGATACGCCTTTCGTGGGTGTTTTTAACGCCATCCAACGCCTCAATACAAACATTACACACCTCTGGACAAAGCTCTCTAAGCAAACCGAAATCGCCAAAGACAATAGCGTAGTGGCAAGCCTTCTTGTATGGCTCTAACTTGCGAGAGTACAAGTAATCACGCTGGTTGTTCCCGAAGCTCCAACAGCAAGCCACGTATGGCTCTTTATCCTTTAGCTTAATGAAATCCTCTCGGCTTATCCAACGTTTCTCGCCTCTGTATTTTCCGTGAATGCCGTCATTGAAGAGCCTCAACGCCTGACCGTCGTAGTCGTTGGCGTAATAGTGTTCATATCTGCCTTCGAGAAGCATCTTGTGGGTAACAGCACAGCCTCCAGCGAACAAGTCGTAAAAATTATCAACTCCCTTGTACGGTATCGCCGTAACCAGCTTGTCAACTATCCTCGATTTTGAGCCTTTGTAACTCACTCCGTAATTCCTACCCATAAGCTACGCCTCCTTTCCACCGCTTTTCAGCCAGTCCTCGATTGTCGTGCTGTTCTTCGGGAATGTACGACCAAAAACGTTCGTCAGCTTGATTTGGCACTGGAGATACGGAATGTTCTTCACGATGTCGCTCGTAGGCTCGACTGCCTCCTGCAACAAGAACAAGCCCTTCCTCTGCCTGTAGTCGTCAACCCAAAGGACGAGCGCACCCTCCAAGAAGTCTGTGAGGCTGTTCCAAGCATTCTCCGCAGCCAGCACCAGCTCGTCCGTTGTCTTGTCGGACGCACCCTCTGGGGCAGAGCCGAACACATACACCGTCAGCGTAGATGTAATGCTCTCCCTCTTGGCGTTCGGGTCAACGTACACCCGAAGACTGTCCGCCTCTGGATAACTCTCGGAATAGACAGCCTTCTGTTTGCCAACAGAGTTTATGTCAGTGATGGACTTGTACCTAACAGCCCCGAAATCATCCTCCAGGCTCTTAGCCACGCCGTCAGCCTTCCAAGCACCACGCTCGGAATCGTAAACGAAACGCTGTATGTAGAATTTCTTGTCTGCCATAGCCATTTATCTTTTTGTCGGCAAATATACGACTTTTCCGCCAAACCTCCAAATATCAGATAGCGCCCAAATCACGCCCAAAAACGCCCGAATCACACAATAAGTGTCAAAAACACACATTATCCCTCATAAACCGAACATCGGCGTTTAATAAAGTTTAACGCTACCAACAGAAAATCACCCCCAAATATAAATAATAACACGTATAAAGCTATCGTACCCTCGCGCGCAGCCATAGTAGGGGGATGTCCCCCAATTATACTAAAGTATAATCATCCCCCTAATCGGAATAGCCTAGCGGACAACAACCAAAAATAGCCTCGCTTCATACACTCATACGCAGGTTATTGTAATATACGCATAGCAAAACGTTTACTTAACTCGCAAAAACACCCAATTCAGGCAAAACGCTCGCAAAAACGTGAAACATTCCGTGAAACATACAGTAGGGCAACAGTAAGCTTACCTGTATCAGTGCCATCATACAAAAACCGAAAATATTGCGTTATAAGCCATCAAAAACGACTACCCGATAAGCTATACCAAAAGCTAAAATAAAGCCCACAGAGCGAAAAGTAGAAAGCTATACGGCGAAATAGTGAATATTCTTGCATAAAGCCAAATCCAAAAAGTAGAAAAGTATATCACACTTTTTGGACGAAAAGCCTAATTCTTGAAAATAATAGGTGGTAAGGTTATTTTACAAAGAAAAAATGAAAAATTTTCAAAAAATTTTCGGAGAAGAGCGGGCTGGCTGGTGTGTACCCAAAAAGAGGGCGGGTGGGGTCGATTTACCCTATTTAGGTATGATTTATTCGTAAATAGCTAGTTTTCAGCTAGTTAGTTTGCGAACGAAACGGACGTTTTTGCGCAAAAAGAGGAAAAATAGAACATTTTGCAGCCTTCGAGGAAAAATAGAACATCTAGATAATAAGTGTACAAATAACACGTAAATAGTACGTTTCTTTGCGTAAAAAGATAGGACACGACCGAAGCCAAGCAAAACATTGTAATTTTTCCAAATTTAGAATGAATCTAAATAAAGACAAAGTCTAAATTGTATAAATATACAATAAATCTTTGCATAAATGCATAAATATACAGAAAAGCAAAATAGACCATTTTCATTCCAAAATAGAACGTTTTACCTATCTAGCCGCAAACATAGTGTATTATTTACACTCAATAAAACTCAAACGTTTCAGAAAGTTTTCTGTGCTACCTGGATGCAGAACCACCAAGAAATAAGTGTACGTTTTACACCAAATAAAAGTACTCGTCCCTGGATTTAGTCTTTTTGCGTTTTAGAGGGCTGCAAAGGTACGTATATGGTAAGTTATAAGGTATCGTGCGAATAACCGCTTTAAACCGCTTTATTTTGCCTTCTCTTTATATATAAGGTACGTATGCGCATATACGTAATTAATATAGAGGCTTATAAGGGCAAAGATAGGGCAAAGATACCTTATTTTGCCCTTATATCTTATTATCTCGTATCTTTTGCCTCTTTAAGGGTCTATTTTGCAAAGTGGAGATTGCAATTTTCACACTTACCAAAAGTAACTATTAGAAAAAGTGATATTTTTTGCGTTTTTTCTTCATTTTTTCCCGAAAATGTTTTGTCGGTTCGGGAAATGTTCGTACCTTTGCATCGCAATCAAGAAAAAAAAGGATGCTCTTCTAGACAAAGAAAATCTATAGTATCAAAATTGCACGCTCTTTGAAATGTTTACATTTAGCACAATAAAATCTATATTGTATATGTGTGCGCTCGTATCTTATCATTTGCCGTATTCGTGCAATACACTATCTAAGATATAAGATACCAACAATACCACAATATGATATATACGGATAAAAGCTAACAAATCTTATTAGCTAGTAATAAGTTGATAGCCCTAAATAGTGGGCGGTTATTAGTTTTGTTGTCACTCGTCAAGGTTAAAAAACGAGTGGGCGGCTGTAGTGCCAATTTGCAGCAGTAGTAACTTATATATTAGGTTTATCCAAGTATGTTATATTATCGAGCCTCCCAAGGAGTGGAAAGATAAATAAACCAATCAAGCGATAAACCTAAAAACGAAAGAGAGGAACGTGAAAACGTAATTGTATGCAAGCATACGACATCTAGGGCAAACGAGGTGTATAATGAAACGTGGCGTGTTGGAGGGGACGCTCCACAAAAACGAGCGAACAAAAGAGGCTATTATAGGGGAAACGATACCTTATCTTATTTAAGCGTTGAAACCTCATGTTTAGTAGGGGAACATGTTTAACTGAGTACCCGAAAAGATAGGATAAATGAAAACCAAAACAAATAAGATATGCAAAGATATTGTTTAGCCCTTGGCAAGTTGGCGGCAAACTTGATAGCCACAAATTAGTAACTATTAAATATTAGCAATATGTTATATTCAGAATTTACAAAGAGAGTCGGCATCAATGTGTCTGCCGACGAGTTTGAGTCTATTAATAACGTCTATATGTTGACGGACGTTGACAAGGACGAGTTTTGCAAGTTGTGGGCAAAAATGAACTTCAAGCGCATCAAGGCACACAAAGAGCAGATTGCAAAGGAGAAAAAAGAGGCGAAGTCTATTTCTTTCTTGCGTGACCTTCACGATAGCTTGGTTAAAAAGCTAAATAAGGACTTGTATGCAAATTTCCACATGCTGGCTATAACAGCCATTGGAACGGCTAAATACAAAAAGGTCGTGGACGCTATGCACATATGCGGTATTGTCGAGATTGATGAGTATTGTCCACTTGGTTATTATATCCAAGCTTTGGATAACAAGATAACTGAGTACTGGGAAAAGGTAGCTTCGGAAAAGATAGCATAAAACAAAAAACCCACTACCCTAAAATAAGGTAGTGGGCGCACAAAATTGATAAAATCAAATAATTGTGCTCTTCTAGACGAGTGCAAAATTACTGATTTTATCTTAGATAGCAAAAGAAATTAATAACATTTAAGATTTTAGGAAATATGGAATCAGTGAATTATTCACGTTTGGTTATCTATATTGATAATTCAAGCGACATCTATCTAATTACAGAGTGGCTCTTTAATTCTTTGGCAAAGAAGATACGCAAAGGTTTGGTGCCTTCCGTTGAACACTTGGCAAATTGCAGCAGTATGCGCAAAATAATTGGTATGGCTGCAAAGATGGTTGCAAAGTACGATGGCGGCAAAGTAACTACAGAGGAGCGCAAGGAGGCTGCAAAGGTGCACGCACAATATATTATTGAGTGTGCCGAATATATTGCAAAAGATAACTAATTATAGGAGGCTTGAGATATGGATATAACACTACCTTTGCTTTTAGCCCTAATATCTTACGTTTTAGGGCTTTATTATAGGAAAAAATTGGGACAAGTATGTTAAGGAGTAAATAACACTTAAAACGAAAGAAATATGTATCCACCTTATAAGACAACAACAACAAAGATTGGAAAGTACAAATATACGATTATGTTCTTTCCTGCTGGAAGCAGTTTAGAAACAAACGACAAAATTTGTCGTGCTTTCAATTACGGAGGCTCTTATATTCTTGAAAAGAAAGCAAGCACAGAAAGAAAAGCGTTATTACAAGTAAGAAAGGCTTTAAAAGCCTTGTATGCTTAAAATATTAGGTGCAAAGATAGAGCCTTATTTGGTGGCTATCATTGTGCGAGTCGGTTCGCTGGCACCACGAAAGTATTAATTAAAGATAGGAGAAAAAGAAATGAAAGAATTAAAGAAACTAGCATTAATTTTGCGTGCGCTTGGTTTTAACACTATCACAGAAGAAACGTTACCAGAGGAGGAGTCTTGCTCCTTTGGCGAGTGTGTGGTTAAATTCGGTTGTCGTACTTGGTACGTTTGGGCCGAGCTAGACGGACGTTTTGAGGTACAATTGTACTACTCAAACGAGTGTGTATATGATGGAGTATATTGTGACAACTTGTTTGAGGTAGTGGATTGCATTTTTAACCCTAACATTATCGATTAAGTTTAGGGGCAAGTAATTAGTGTGTGTGGCTCTATCTTTTGTTTGGTGTGTAGTTTATCATCAAACGAAAGATAGTGCCTTAAACGGAAAATAAACGGCTAAATATTGAAAGATATGAAAGAAATTACATTAACAATAAAGCAAATTTGGGCTTTAAAGATTATTTTTTCAAGTGTTGTTAATGCTTTGGAAAAAGGAACGGATGGAAACTATTATGTGAACAACAATAAATTCTTTCTTGCATTAAACCAAAAAGAAAGAAACTCTTTGCGACAAATTGCTAATAAAATATAATTGCTAAATAGTTACTAAATAGCCGTTGGAAGGTTCACGACCTGCATCCTGGAGCGAGACCAGGGACGGCACAATTATAAACAAAAGATAGGAGAAAAGAATATGAACGAAAAAGATTTTAATTTGGCTATCTTAAACAAATTGTATGAGATAGCCCACAAAGTTTTTGCCGAAGGAGTAAAAATTGCCGATGGTAGTTATTATGCAACCGATTTGGCAAAGAAAGGTAGCGAGATTTTCAAGGATGGCTATCTTAAAACAGAGTATAAACAGACCTTGGAATATGACCCTAACAAGTACGATAAAAAACAAAAGATTGAAAAAGATTGCTTTGTTGCACCGATGGCAACAGTTTCCGTACTATCTTTTGTTTGCTCTTTTTGTGTGGTTAAGATTTTCGATTTGGTTGCAAGGTTTGAAAAGCTGGCTGGCATCCCTACAAAGGATAGACAAATATTTGTGGCTGCAAGCAATATCGGGAACGTCCTTTGTACCTTTGAAGTGGAGATAAACAAAGACCTTGGAACACTATCCAAATTTGTGGATATGAAGGACGATATAAGACCTTTGATGGAAAATGTATGCTTGGATATAAGAAATCACCGAGCCGTGGCAAGTAATGGTCACGTATTGCAAATAAGACAATTTGCGGTGTGCGCTGGCAGTGCCTGGGATGATGCCCTTGGATGTTACTATCCGCTCATTAATGCAGATGTTTGGAAAAAGATGTGCTCTTTGGCTGGCAAAGGTGCAAAGGTAACTTGCAAGCTGGTTGGTGAGGACATAAATAGTGCTACAGGTAATCATTGGATTTGCGAGTGCAAAGGTATTACATCCAAGGTGGATGCAAGAAGATATGTAAATTACGAGTCTGTAATTTCCGATGTTGATTCCTCCAAGGTAGCGCAATTAGATAAAAAGACTTGGAATGCCGCAAAGAAGTGGATTAAGTCTTCGAGTGTTACAAATGACATTCTTATTATCAAGCACGAGGAAGGTAGCGCAAAACTAACTTTTAAAATGCGTGATTTGGATTTCGATATTGAAAACGTCTCAGAGTTTAATTGTGTTGGTGTACCTTACGAAAGATTTTCGCTTTGCGTGAAGGCATCCACCTTGGTTAAGGTAGTGGATGAGTTTAACCTTTTCGTTCCACAGTCCGCAAACAGAGCTATATACTTTATCAGCGACAAAGATATAAAGCTGGTAATGCCATTGATATTGCCAAACGAGGAAAGCAATTATAACTTGGATATGACCGACAAAAAGAATGCCTTCTATGTTGCCAATTTTCCGACAAAGGAGCAAATAAAGCTCTTAAATAGCGCAAACGAGCGCACACAAGACATTGAAAGCGCAAAGGTAGTAAGTAGTGCCACCGAGCAGAAAGAAGAGCGCACAGAGCAAAAGAATGAGTCTGCAAAGGTAGTGGACGTACCTACAAAGGAGCAAACAAAGGTTGCAAGCAAAGTTACCTTGGATGCCGATATGAAAAAGTTCACCTTTGATAAGGTAGGCGTGAAGGCTGGCGATGTGCTTACCTTTGTCGATGGTACGGAGGTTATTGCAGCCGAAGATAACAAGGTATCTTTTTGTGGTGAGTTATTCACACTATCTGGTTTTTGCAAGGAGTTTATGCCGAGCGACAAGCGTACCAAATCGAATGCCTATCGTGGCTGCGATTATTTCTACAAAGATGGTGTTAAACTTGGAAAGCTGCTGAAGGAATATCAGAAGAAAGCGATGGCAACCTTGGAAAGCAAAACAAAAGAAGTTGCAAGCGTTCCTGCTGAGACCTTGGAACATGAGACCGAGCAAACAGACAACTTGCCAAGATGGGAGCGCAAATTTAACGAGCGATGGGCAAACGAAAGTGAGTCGGTTCGAACTGTGGTTAAGGGTAGCATTAAATACTATCTGAATAACTCTATATACGCAAAGGATGATGATGGAGCGATTTATCACTTGCAAGTAAGCCATTATAATGCAAAGGACGATTCATTCATCATCAAGGATGCAAACGACCTTGAAACAATATTGTGGGTTGGAGCAGATAGACAAAGATTTAACGCTTGGTATCACTCGCATAGTATCACAAAGGAAAGGTATTACTCTATCAAGAATAATGACCCGATATTGAAGGAGCTATGCAAGGAGGAGTACAAAGAGCCTTTGGATGATGCACCGAGCGAGCTGGAGCAAACAGAAGAAACGACCGCAAAGGTAATAAATGTATCTGTAGAGCCTTTGGAATGCACCGAGCGAACAATTACACCGAGCGCAAAAGATATTGCAGCAGAGCGCAAGGAATTGGCGAATAACGCAAACAATATGGTGTGCGATGTTGGTATCTTGGCAAAGGTAGTAACTATTTCACTTGGTGTGCCTCCTGAATGTGGTGCGGCTGCATCTGGAGCACTACCTATCATCGAGCCACCAAACGAAGGTGTGCGCTTGGTGGGTGTAGGCTGCGAGCGATTTACAAGCGATGTAGACTCTTGTCTTGGTGTGGCTGGCAAAGTAGTACACACATTACCTTTGCCACCTCCACAGGGCAAAAGAAACATTAAATCATTAAGTTTTATATGTTATGTTAGAAGAAATAGCAAACAGAGCAAAGAAGGCTCATTGCGAGTACATAGAGAAACGAAAGAAATGTACTGGCGATTTGGAGGTATGCAACCTCCTTGACGGAATATCAACAAGATACAATGTTAAAAAAGACTTGGTTGTAACTGGTTGGTATTGGTAATTCACTTATTAATTAGAAAACAGAAATGGAAATATTATTTAGTAAAGATTTAATTAACAGATTACAAGGATGACCCGAACGGAAACCTTGTCGCTTGCGGTAGTATTAATTGTCAGACTTGGGATATTTCGGAAATGTATAACTATTAATTCAGATAAACAATGGCAAGCAGAAACGACAAGATAGCTGCAATCAGCGTGATTATCGAGCAGCAGCTGGAGGAGTTGAAAGAGTGAGGGTCTAGCAACGACCTTACACCGAGTGAGAAACAGTCTTTGGAAAACGTATTCCACGATTTGGAGCACGCTGACGAAGAGTTAGGTAACTTATATATATAAATAGGAGGCGAACAAATGAAAGTATATGTATTAGAGGCTCTTTGGGTTCACGGTGGGGACACCATAGAGAGTGAAGTTGTAGATGTATTCTCTAAGGAGGATGATGCGGTTGCAACTATGAGAAAAGCGGCAAATCAGCAGGTCGATTGTTTGAAAGAGAATCTTGGTTGGAATGCTAACGCAAAGCAGAATGCAAACACGAGCATAACGATTTACACTGATGATGGTTCGGCTTGGGATGAGTTTACGATTTATAAAAAAGAAGTAAAATAGGAGGTTTGGATATGATTACAGACAAAGAATTAGTTCAGCAAGTTATTAACCGACTGAACAAAAGAGAGGAGATTAAGAAAGCTGGAGACGGATTCAGCGTATCATATAGTATGGAATGCGAGGAAAACAAACCTTGTATTTTCTTGAATGGTGTTTTAATTTCCGTCTGCGATAATGAAGAGGAGGTGATTGATTGCCTGAACGCAATCGAAAACACATTAATGGTTCTTAAATAGGAGGCAAAGATATGGCAACAAGAAAGAAGACCCCGAAGATGATTCACGAGCAGTTGAATCGTATTACAGACTACTATACAAGAAGGTCTTGGAAGAACGGATGCCCACCTACACACAGAGACCTTGTTAAGGTTTATGATAAGTTGGAGTCTCTAAGAATGGCAGCTTGGTCTTGGATAGACAACATCTACAAGATGGCTGGTGTTGACCCTTATGGAGATGTAGCCGAGGTAAACAGAGTATGGGCATCACAGGAGGCAACCAAAGAAGAATATACTAACGCTAAATAATAGTTGGCATCAAGCGACAATAAACCGAGTTTATTAACGTTAAACAAAGATAGGATAGGAGATAAGGGAATGAAGGAAATTGATATAACAAACGAAGGTGGTGTTACTACGAAGTATGATGTGGTTAATGATGCCACCTGTAAGAATTGTCTGTATTGCTTGCTACACGATGGCAAGCATCTTTGCAGACACGACAAGGAATGCCACATTAAGGCAACCGATGAGCGCAAGCAGAAAGTTATCATATATAGCCGAGTATCGACCGAGAAACAAACCTTGGAGCAGCAGGAGCGCACCGTGAACGAATGGTTGAGAGCGCACAATCTGCAAGCTACCCACGAGGTGAGCGATGAGGGCGTCAGCGGTGGTGTTACCTACAAGGACAGAAACCTTGGTAAGGTAGTGTTGCCGATGTTGGATGAGGGCGATGTGCTTATCGTGGCAGAAATCAGCCGTCTTGGACGTTCGATGAGCGACATAAACAAGTTGGTGAACGATGAATTGAAACCTCGCAAGATACGCTTGGTTATCGTACAGATGGGCATAGACCTCGATTGTGGACACATCAAGGCGATAGACGAAATGCTTTTGTTCGCCTTCTCGTTCTCTGCACAGATGGAGAAGGAGTTAATTCAGGAGCGCACCCAGTCAGCTTTGGAAGTCAGAAAGAAGAAGTTGGAGGAGCAAGGCGAGTTCATCTCAAAGGCTGGCAACGTGGTTAAGAAGTTGGGTCGCCCGAAGAAATGCAAGACGGACGAGGCTACTACCGCAAGCGTAAGCAAGCGCAAGAAGGAGGCAGCCGAGAAGCCTTGCAACAAGGCTATCTGGTCGGTCGTGAAGAAATGCACCGACAATTTCACAAAGCTCACTACACCTAACTTTGCGGATGCAGCGATAATGCTCCAGCAGATGGGCATATTCAGCAGCACAGGTCAAGTCTTGACAAAGGAGCGAGTGAGAAGCGCATATTACAACCTTCGCAAGGTGTATGGCGAGGAGTTGTATTTCCGTCGTGATAGTGCCGATTACCGCTTATTGCTAGAGC